CCCACGCCGAGAGCTGGCCGGCGAGGCCCTGCACCGCGCCGGTGATCTGCCCAGGTAGGCCGATCGCCCAGCTGACGATCGCCGCGGCGGCCGCGACGGTGGCGTTGAGCCCGGCCGTCCACGCGTTCGACGCCCACGCCGAGAGCTGGCCGGCGAGGCCCTGCACCGCGCCGGTGATCTGCCCAGGTAGGCCGATCGCCCAGCTGACGATCGCCGCGGCGGCCGCGACGGTGGCGTTGAGCCCGGCCGTCCACGCGTTCGACGCCCACGCCGACAGCTGCTCACCGAGGGTCTGCAGACCAGCGATGATCCGAGCCGGGAGGCCGATCGACCAGGTGACGATCGCAGCGAGCCCGGTCACCACGGCGGTCGTCGCGTACGTCCACGCCGCGGTGAGCACGTTCCAGAGCAGCTGACCGAGCCCGACGAGGACGTTCGCGATCAGCTGCGGGAGCAGCACGATCGCGGCCAGCACGGCACCGATGCCGTAGCCGACCGCCGTCGCGGCGAACGTCAGCGCGTTGACGAGCAGCTGCCACAGCTGACCGGGCAGCGCGGCCAGCGCGGCACCGATGCGGGCTGGTAGCGCCGCGAACCAGTCGACGACCGACCCCACGAAGTCGGACACGCCGGAACCTGCCGACGACGCGAGCCCGGAGGCCCAGTCCGCGACACCCGACGCGACACCGCGCAACGCGCCGAGCACGGTCGAGCCGAGCCCGGAGAAGAAACCGCCGATGCCAGCAGCGGCGTCGCCGATCGCCGAGGTCACGTCCGACCAGCTGAACCCGGTCAGCGTGTCCCACAGCCCGGCGAACCATCGCCCGACCGCGGCCGCGGCATCACCGATGCGGCCCAGCACCGCCGGTAGCACGTCGAGGTAGGCCCAGCCGACGAACGCCGTGACCAGCGCTTGCGCCTTGTCGATCAGGGAGATGATCGGCGGGAGCAGCCACGCCAGCGCCTCCGCGACCTTCTGCAGGATCGGCGCGACGACCTGCAGCGACCGCCCGAGAGCGTTGCCGATCACCGCGACGAGCTGGCCGAGCACGGGCATCAGCGGGCCCAGCGCCGCGAGCGTCGCCGAGAGGCCCTGCCCCAGCGACAGCAGCCCCGCGGCGACGTCGGGGTTGGCCAGCGCGTCGGCGAGCCCCTTCGCGACGACTTCGAGCCCAGGACCCAGCGCTGCGATAGCCGGCCCCAGTGCCCGCAGCGCCGCGGAGATGCCGGGTCCGAGCGCCACAGCCAGCGCGGCCGCCGGGCCGGCCAGCTGACCGAGCGCGCTCAGCAGCGACCCGAGCACCGGCCCCAGCGCCCCGCCGACCTCCTGCAGCGCGAGGAAAACCGCCTGCAGCGCCGACTGCCCCTCGCCGGAGGAGAGGAACGCGTTCACGCCGCGCAACAGCTCGGTCAGCGTGCCCAGCAGCCCGCCGCCGGTGGTCTGCGCGGCGCCGAAGATGGTCGCGAAGATGCCGCCGACCTGCGTGAGCAGGTCGCCGAGTTGACGCAGCGTGCCGACGGCGGTCTGGATCCAGGTGAGCGCCTGGCCGCTGCCGGCGATCGAGGACAGCCACGTGCCGAACTGGACCGCAAGCCCGCCGATCCCCTGCGACAGCTGCCCCACCAGGGGCAGCGCGACCCCGCCGAGGTCGCGGAACCCGGTGACGATCGCGAGCAGCCCCGGCTCGAGGTTCGCGATCGATCCGGCGGCGGTGTCGAACACGCCGCTGACGAGCTGCGCGGTCTCTGCCTGCTGCGCGATGCGCGCGATCCCGAGCGCGACGGCTCCGGCGGCTGCGGCGGTGCCGACCATGCCGCTCTGAACCGGCCCCGCGAGGTTCGCCGCGACGGCGGTCAGCTGGCCCTGCAGCTGGTCGAAGAACGCGTCCTGGACGGCCGTGCGCACAGCGTTGAGCTGCGGCACCAGCTCGGCGAACTCGCCCACCACCGACCGCGCGGCCGGTGAGAGCTGTTTGAGCGCTTCGGCCAGCTTCTTCGGGTCGCCGGACGCCGCGGCGGCGAACGCGTCGCTCATGCCGGAGGTCGCGACGCGCAACGTCGACAGCGCGGCCGCTCCCACCAGCGCGGCCGCCGGGATCGCGAGCAGCACGCCGGCGGTCTGACCGGCCACGCCGACGAACGTCAGCAGCTGCGCCGCGGCCGCCGCGGCGCCAGCTCCGGCCACGGCGAGCCCGAGTCCTCTGCCGAGCGCGTTGAGCGGCGCGAAAATCTTGCTGATCGCCCCGCTGGCCAGCTTGAACGCGAGCGCGTTGCGGAACGCGTCACCCCACGTCGTGCCGGCCTGCGCACCGCCGGAGAGGAAACGTCCGCGCTCGTCGCGCAGTCGGCCGTTGACGTCGCGGGAGACCTTCGCGCCGGTCTGCGCGGTGGCCTTCTCGAAGCCCGCGTCGAACTGCCGGCCCGCTTCCGCACCGGCCTTGCCGACCTGGTTGCGGAACGACGCCGTGAAGCGCTTGCCGTCGGCGATGATCTCGACGATCGCTTCGGCGATGTTCAAGCGGGCACACCTCCCCTACGGGATCGTGTGCCCGGCCCTGAGCCAGATCGGCAGCAGCTACTCGACGGCCAGCATAGAGCGCGGGTGGTCGTACGCCCTGGTCCCGCGCGCGGGGATGATCCGAACCCGTGCTGTGTCCGGCAGTGGACAGCTACCGTGCACACGACCACCACCACCGCAGAGAGGGGGGGACCGTGCTGACGAACATGCTGATCACCGCTGTGGGACACCTGACGCAGCGCAGCGCCGAGCAGCACCGACCGCCGTTCGACGGCCCGATCCGTCTGACCCGTCAGCAGGTCGGCGGGCTCCTGGCGGAGTCCGGTCGACCGGTGCCGCTGGACTGGGACGCCTACCTGAGCGCCAGGCCGACCGTGCTCGGAATGCCGGTGCAGCTCGTCCACGGGGTCGAGGACTCGACGCTCTGGTCGTGCTGGGACGCCCTGTGACCGCGCACCCGGAGACGCCGACGACGTTCGCGTGCCCGCTGTGCGGCACGAGCAGCCCGCACCCGGAAGACGTGCGCTTCGGCTACTGCGCGCGCTGCCACGCGTTCACCGGCGAGCTGCTCCGCAGCGGTGCCGACGACGAGGTGCAGCTGCTCATCGGAACCACGCTCGTCCGCCTCGGGTCGCTCGCGCGCGACGCGGGCACGGTGGCCGCGCAGATGCTCGCCGTGCTGGATCCGCTCGTCGTGCAGCTCCGCGAACTCGTGCCCGTTGACGTCGACGACCCCGGATCCGCGTAGCCGATCAGCGCCCTGTCGAAACGGGTGAAGCCCCGGCGAGCCGTGCTCGCCGGGGCTTCTTCGTGCTGACCGTGCTGACCTCGCCCGAGTGACAGACAGAGTTGCGATCCTCGTCGACACGGGGTCGACGCAAGCCCCGCTTGCGCGGGGACGACTACAGCGGCCGAACTTCTTCGACCTGCGGAGCACCCCCCATGAGCGGGGACCGGGGCAGACTAGCGCGCACCACCGACACGGATCACCGCACTTCTGCGGGTTCCTGGTCAGCGAGCGCGGCCTGCTGCGCTTGACGTCGACGGCTGGACCCGAGTTGTCCCATCGCCGCGAGGAACGCGCCGCCCTCGGCCTGGTCGTCCCATCCCTCCGGCGCGGCGTCGCGCGGCCGGCCGGACGCGCGGTCGGGCCGGTCGGGTGACCAGACCTCCGATTCCAGCGCCGTCACTTCGGATTTCTTCTGGCACATCGACAGCCGCCACGCCCAGGCCGCGGACACGATCCGCGCGGGGTGCCCGGTCAGCAGGGAGTCGAGTCCCCGGGTGACGCACCAGCCGTCGAAGTGCAACCAGTTCGACCACGCACTGAGCACGAGCCGGCGCGCGGCCCACAGGTCGCAGCCCAGCACGGCCGTCAGCACCTCGACGGCGAGGTCTTCGAGGTCGTCGAGGTCGAACGCGTCGGCGGAGTCGAGCACCCGCTGTATCAGCAGGTCAGCGTCGGTGTCGTGTAGCTGTTCAGGGATGAGCTTCCACCAGCATCCGGGCGGTTCGTGGGTGAGCGCGTCCACCCACACCCGCGCGGGCAGGTCGGGTATCTCGATCTCGACGCCGTCGACGACGACCGTGAGCGGCAGCTCGGCGGGCAGGCCGGTCGAGCTGGCACGGAGCGGACCGGTCACCGCGCTCGCTTCGCCGGGGTGCGACGCACGGTGCCGCGACCGGCGCTCTGCCGGCGGGCGGTGGACGCCGCGGGCTTCTTCTGCGCGGCACGCCGTCCGTCGCGGTTCGACGTCGGCTTCCACACGTCGATCAGCCGCGTGACGATCTCGCCGACGTCCTCCAGTTCGAGATCGCCGTTCAGGCTCCGGAGCCGCTGGGAGACGACCATGCCGTCGGCCGGCGACAGCGCGGCGTCGAGGAACATGCCGATGCCCCACGCCTGATCGGCCTCGCTCGCGCTGCTGGCCATGCTGGCGGCCACGCAGGTCAGGATCAGGTCGGTCGGCGGGGTGCACACCAGGTGCAGGTCCAGGTCCTCGTTCACCACCTCGACCGGCTCGTACTCGGCCGCCGACGGGGTCCACGTGATCCGGATCGGGGCCGTGTTCTTCGCGTCCCAGTGCTGCCAGCGGGTCGTCGCCGCGGTGATCAGGTCGACCGTCGCCTGCAGGTTCAGCTCACCCCGGATCGCGAGCTGCCAGAACTTCTGCTGCTGCACCGGCTCCGTCGCGCCGTTGACGAACTGGATGATCGCGGCCGCCCGGTCGCCGCTGCTGGCGTTGTCGGCCCCGGCGACGGACGCGAAGAACAGGACGGCGTCCTTCGGGCGCTGCAGCACGATCTCGTGCTTGCCGTACAGGTCGACGGTGATCGGCCGCGCCTGGCGCGCCTTGCGGACCGGGCTGCTGAATTCGATGCGCTGCGTCATGGCCGGAGAGTACGGCCGAGCAGCACCAGAACGGTCGAGCAGCGCTTCCCCCAGGTGGTCACCCGCCGAGAACGCGAACGGCCCTCCTGGGGGCAGCCAGGGGGGCCGTTCGCGACGCTACGCGCCCCGCCGGTTGACCGGGAAGGGCACGACGTCTTCCAGTGCGGACAGCAGGAACGGGTTCGGTGGGCTGCCCTTCACGGACTTCGTCACCACCAGGCCGGCCCACTTCGAGTTTTCGCCGCGTGCCGCGCCGGTGACCCGCCCGCGCACACCACGCGGGAGCGGCCCCATCATCCGACCGGGCTCGAACACCAGCGCCTTGGCGGTGACCGGCACGATCGGCGTCCCGCGCGGACCGAAGACCCCGGTTCCGTCGTGGACGTACCGGGCGTACTCGACGTCGGAGCCGCTGCGGCCGATGACCCGCAGCCCCTCGACCCGGACCGTGCCCTGCAGCGACGCGCGCAGCCGACCCTCGTCAACCGGCGTTCGCGTCTTGGCCAGCGTCGTCGTCCGGGTGGTCCAGTTCTCCACCTGCCGGAAGATCGGCCCCGTCGGACCCGTCAGCAGCTCCGCCACCGCCGACTCGTTGATCTCGATCCGTGCTCGGGACACCGGTCTCCCCCTCGTCCTCGTCGTCGACCTGGTCCAGGATCGTCAGCTGCCGCGTGCGGGCCAGAAGCCGCACGGTGGGGCTGTCGTCGCACCACCACTGCGACCCGTGCTCGCCGATCCCGGCGATCGTCGCGTTCGCGCGCACGCGCAGTCGGGTGACCACGTCAGATCCTCGGTGACCAGTGCCACGTGCCCGGCGGGTAGGCGCGGCCGTCGTGCGGGTCGCGGTAGCACACCGGCCAGTCGACGTCGTAGGGCTCTGCGCGCTGCTCCGGATGAGCGGTAGACGTGTCGTCCGTCATGTGGGCCTCACTTTAGTGATCTTCGTTGGTCTACGGTGTGCGGGCGGACCATCCCGACCGTGAAAGTCACCGCCCCGCCCGCGCCTTAGCTGGGTGGTCGGGCGGTCAGCGGAGCCAAGGAGTCGAGCACCACGGGGTCACCGTCACGCTAAGACGCTCCTGCGGTCTGGTCCGTGTGAGTCGAGCCCCGCCCGGGCACGTGTTCCCCGGGCGGGGCTCCTCGACCTCACGGGCATCTGCACTCGGTCCGGTCGAACCTGATCTGAACCACCGCACCGGCGCAGCCTCCCCGGGGTTCCAGCGGCGCGGCCGCGACGAACGACCAGCCGATGTCGTGGTCGGCCAGATATGCGCAGCAGCGGATCGCGCGCCGCAGCGCGGCCAGGTCGTCGAGCAGCCCCCGCGTGGCCAGGTCGACCACCGCTTCCGCCGGGGCGGCCAGGTCGTCGTCGAGCACGGGATAGCAGCGGTACACCCCGAACTCGGCCTGCACGCCCCACGAGCCCCCTGAGCAGTCCGCACGCGCCGCCGGTGACGGTGTCTGCGCCGCGGTGACCCAGCGGCCCCACGCCGTGCCCTGCCCGCCGTCGGCGCACCTGCAGTCGCAGTCGTCGGCCGGTGGGCGATCCGCACCCCAGACGAGCGGGAAGCGGCACACCGGGCGTCCGATCCTGGCCAGCTCGACGCCGACGCACACACGCAGTGCCGAGAGCACCGGCCAGATCATGCGGTCGGTGCTCTGCGGCGCGGGCGTGGTCACGACCTCGCCTGCCGGTACCGGGCCGCGTCCGGGGAGTACACGGCCGACGGTTCGCGGTGGGAGTCGGGGTTGACCGCCGCCAACCACTGATCGACCGCCGACACACCGGTCCGGCCGGCGTCGAGGTAGTCGCGCGGGTCGATCAGCGTGTACGTGACGCCCTGCCGGGAGATCGTCTGCACGCGCTTCGGCAGCGCGCAGTCCTGCCCGGTGCAACTGCGCCACCACTCCGCCGCGTACCGAGCGGTAGCCATCTGCCCCGCGATCGGGACCGGCGTGCCGCGCCAGTAGGTGATCGACCACGTTCCCTCGGCGGTCGTCGGCTGGTCGAGGCGCTGCCGCAGTGGCCAGCGCTGCCCGTCGACGCGCACCAGCCAGCCCGGCTCGTCCAGCCGCCAAGCCGTCGACGGCAGCACGACGCCGTCGACGGTGACCGTGATCGGGTGCGCGTCGTCGAGCGTCACCGGCCCCGGAAGTCGGACCTGCGGGACGTCGTCGCAGCCGCACCCGGTGCGCAGGACCTCGCGCGGGCACCCGCACGTGAGGTTCAGCCAGCGCCCGTCGTCGAGCACGGGCATCCATCCGGCGCCGTCGGCGACGCCGGTCATCGCGCGCGGTGCCCGACGGCACGGCCGCACGGTCTCCTCACAGAGCCCGTACCGACCGGCCGTCAGCCGCCACAGCAGCTCCGTCGCGACCTCGACGGAGACGTACATCAGCTCGTCCCACGCCGTGACGTCGTCCGGGAACTCGGAGCAGCCCGCGAGCGGCCACGTCGCACAGGGCCCGTCGCCCTCGGGCATGGCCCAGGTGTTGTCGGGAGCGAAGGCGCGGGCCACGGATCAGGTCGCCTGCTCGACGAGGTCACCGACCGGCGTCGGCGTGACGACCGCGCGGCCGTAGAACTCGCGCAACGCCTGCTCGATCGCTGCCCGGTCCCGACCCGCCAGGCGCTCGGCCAGGTCGATCAGCTGGTCGTCGAGCTGGTCGGTGATCGACGATCCGACCTGAGCGCGCAGCGCCTCGAACTGCTCGGGGCTCAGCACGACCTGGTCGTCGCGCTCGGCCAGCTGCGCGAGGACCTCCCCGATCGCGTCGATCTTGTCCGCGATGCCGGGGATCTTCCAGATGTTCTGGTTGTCCCAGTACACGTGGTCGTTGACGTTGCCGGGGTTGTCGCCGTGCGGGCCAGCGACCGGCGTGCGGAACCACAGCTGGTCCACCGTCGCACGGGCGATCTTGGCCACGTCGTCATCGGTGATCGGCATGTCGTCGTCTTCCTCTCCGAGTAGGACGTGCAGCGGGATCTCGGCGTCGTTGACGTCGAGCCCCGACGAGGTGATGCCCCGCACCAGGCCCAGCCCCACCGACGTGAACTGGTGCACGTCGGTCCGGCCGGAGTAGTAGGGGATCGGGTGCCGGCCGCCGTTGTTCGGGCCGTAGGAGGCGATCCAGATGATCAGACCGGGCACGTTCCAGGTGTCTGGACGCAGCTCGGCGGCCCACGACGCGCTCATGTAGATCGCGACGCGCTGCTGGCCGGTGCGCTCCTGCAGTCGACGCAAGAACCTGACCGCGAAGTCCGCCGACTTCGTGCCGGGCTCTTCGAGGTCGAGGGCGGGCGGGAGCGTTCCGGGGCCGACGCAGCGGAGCCGGAGTGCTTCGTTCGCCAGGACGTCGGCCTGCGCGATCGGGTCACCGGGCAGCGCGTAGCCGTAAACGCCGGGGGCGATCCCGGCGCTGCGTGCTCCCTCGATCGTCGGATCCGCTGGCGCCGGCGTGCGGGCTGCGTCGTTGCCGAACGCGATCCGGGTTCCGTTGGTGGCCTTCGCCCAGCAGTAGGTGACGCCGGATGCCCGCACGGCCTGCCAGTCGCGCACCTGCTGGTAGATCCGGAAGACGTCGATCCCTCTGGTCTCCACGGCTCACGCTCCCGATCGGGGGGACTGATCGGGGACCAGGCGGCGACCGGTGTTGTCGCGCGGGTCGACGACCGGTGTCGCCAGGCGGCGGGCGACGACCGTCGCGCCGGTGAGCGAGCCACCGGCGACGAGCGCGCCCAGGAGCCAGTCCCAGGCCGCGGGCAGGTTGACGCCGAGCTGCGGCAGCAGCGTGGCGAGCACGATCACGATCAGCGCGATCGAGTTGCTGACCACCACCGGTTCGCTGCGCAGCGGCCCCGCGCGGGGGGTGGTCGGGTCGGGGTCGGGGTCGGGAATCACGGTGTACTCGGTCACGGCTCGTCCTTCGGGGGAGGCGGAACGATCTCGATCGACGGCGGGGTGTGACGCTTCAACCGCTGCGTGAGCCGGTGCTGCAGGTAGGTCACCAGCAGGGACGCCACGACGCCCACACCGGCACTGATCAGCGATTCGACGAGCTTGGTCACCTCAGAAACACCCGCTCCCCCACCTGGTGCAGGTACGCAACCGCGGCGAGGGAGAGGAGCAGCAGCGCCCAGCCGACGCGCGCGACGCTCCACGTCGTGTCGGCCGCGTTGAACAGGCTCATCACCGACGCGGCGACAGAGCACCCGCCGATCAACTGCAGCGGCCACGACGCGAAGATCCGCAGCTCCGGAGCCAGGGCGCGCAGCGGCATGACCGCCACGCTGACGATGCACAGCGACCCCACCAGCACCCGCACCGGCGGATCGAACGCGGTCAGCGGCGATCCGAGCACGACGCAGGTCAGCGCGATCCCCGCGACCGTCCAGATCACGGACATGACGCGCTGCAGCGTCCGCACGGCGTGCGCGGGCACTGCAGCGACCGGCCGGCGGGTCATCACGTCGCGGTCACCTCGACGAGCTGGAAGGTGACGCGGCCCGGTGTGGCGGTCGGGTAGACCGACGGGGCGTAGACGCCCGCGGCCGCGTAGGTGTGGACCAGCCCGGCGGTCGGCAGGGTCACCGCGGCGGAGCCGTCGCCGGGGTCGAGGGAGTACGGGCCGCCGGTGGCGGGTGGGGTGAACTCGCGCTGCAGCGGCTGCCCGTCGACGGTCTCGACGGTGAACGCCGGACCGAGCGGGTTGGACAGCGGCTGTGCGCCGCACATCACCGGCGGCGGGGCGACGTCGACCACGTCGGTGATGACCAGGTCGGGGTCGGTACCGGTCCGGCCGGAGTCGATCGGGACGAGCAGCGGTCCGGGCGTGCCGTCCACCTGGCGCACGACGTCGTAGGGGCCGACACCCCACCGCGAACCGGCGCGGGTGCGGGCGTTCAGCGCGAACGTGGCCACACCGTTGGCCAGGTTCCAGCTGTCCGGGGCCATGCTCACGCACCACGGCAGCAGCAGGTACCCGGACGGGTCGACGTCGGCCGGCGCGTCCTCGTCGTCGCACACGCCCCCGCCGCCCTCGGCCAGCTTCGGCCACAGCTCCAGTGCGAAACCCAGGTCGTTGCTGATCTTCTGGCCCATCCGGACGCCGCTGGTCTTGCCCTGCGCGTTCAGGTTGAGCCGCCACGCGCGGTTCATCATGTGGAAGACGTCGGCGTCGACCTTGCAGAAAGTGATCTTCACCGACCACCACTTGACGGAGTCTTCCCCCTTGCCGACCACGCACCACTCGCCGTCGATGTCGCGCTGCGAGTAGTCCTCACCTTCTTCGACCTCGGGGGAAATCTCGACCTCGGTGAAGCCCTTGAAGCTGGCCATCGACTTCGGGCCGTACTGCACGCGGCCACACCGGTCGACGAGGGTCACACGACCTCGTCGAGCGCCGATGTAGCTCACGCAGAGAGCGGACGGTTCCAGCACGGGTGCGGGTGCGGTCACGGCAGCGGCTCCTCGGGTGGTTCGGGCGCGACGTAGTCCGCGCGGGTGAGGGTGGTTTTCACGGCCGCGCTGTTGCACGGCCAGTCGACGACGTACACGCGCTCGGCCAGCAGATACGCGCCGTTCGTGCGCGTGGTGAACGAGCCGCTCTGCCAGTCGGCGGGCTCGACGATCCCGGAGCGGCGCACGGTGACCGGCGGGGTCGCGAACAGCCACAGCGCGCCGTCGTCGACGGTGACGGGGTCGGTGATCGGCGGCGTGCCGGGGTAGCCGGTGCCCAGCGCCCACGTCGTCCCGAGCGGAGTCGTGGCCCGCGCTCCGGAGGTGTTCAGCCAGGAGTCCATCGCCAGCCGCGGAGCGAGCCAGCGCGGGGCGTGGATGGTGCCCGTCGCGCCCGTGACGGTGGCCAGCCACAGTTCGAGCAGGCCCAGAGCGTCGGGGAGCTGGACGGCGTCACCGCCGCGCAGCACGGTCGCGCCGACCGTCAGCGCTGGTGTGTTGCCGACCTCCCCGGTCCACACCGTGCGCTCGACGGTGGCCTGCTCGCCGAGGGTCAGGCGCGTGCGCAGCTGCGTCCGAGCCTCGTCGAGCTGGCGGCCGACGGCGCTGCAGTCCTCGGCCGCGTACACCGCGAACGGGTCGGCGTAGACCCCGGCCAGCGAGCGTCGCGGGTCCTTGGTGACGTTCTGGTAGGCGGGTGGGATCGCGCTACCCGGACACGGCATCGGCCACAGGTCGACCGGCACGCCGCACAGCGCGTCGTACTCGACGCCGTGCAGCGCGTGATCGTCCAGGCCCTCGACGAGGTTCGCCGCGCCGAACAGGCCGTGGCGGGTGGGAGCGCCCCCCGCGGCCGCGGGAACGCGGACGCGGGGGGCGAGCGACGAGGTCACGGCGTGGCCGCCGCGACTTCACTGGTGAACAGCGGCGCGTCCTCGGTCGCGCCGGGGACGGCGGGCAGCGCGGGCGGGCACGCGTCGCGGAACGGACCGAGCGCGCCGTTCGCGCACAGGTCGGTCACGGTGATCTTGAACGAGCGGCCGCAGCGGTTCAGCAGCAGGTACGCGTCCTCGGTGAACAGCCTGGTGAAGATGTTCTGCCGCAGGTTCGTCGAGTCGTACACCGCGTCGAGGGTGATGATGTCCTGCTGGCCCAGGACCCAGCTCCCCGCCGGGTAGAACATCAGCGTCGCCGAGGTCGGCCACGTCGCCGGCGGCATCCACCTCTGCAGCGTCGCGGGCTGACCGGGCTGTCCGGCGTCCGGGTTGGGGACGGACACCTTCGCCGCGCCCAGCGCGTCGGACTGCCAGTCGTAGACCCACTGCATCCGCGCGCCGCGCTCGGTGAAGACCTGGTCGACCTCGGCGGTCGACACGGCCGTGCTGTTGCGGTTGCTCCGCTTGGCGATGTCGGCCTTCAACAGGTCGAGCAGCCACATCGGCGCCACACCTTCCAGGGTGGCGCCGGGGTCCATCCGGTACAGGTTGCGGAACCAGGTGACGAGCAGGCCGATCCGGTCGGCGATCGCGAACGACGCGCTGCCGATGCCGAACTGGCCGGTCTGCGCGGAGAACGAGGCGACCTGGTCCGACCGCGACGCGATGTACGCGAGGTAGTTCGCGTTCATCCAGTGCGCGTTCTTGATCATCACGTCGGACATGAACCGCTCGACCAGCTCGGGCCACGCCCGGTCCTTCAAAATGTCGCCCATGATGCACAGCGGGCGGGCCTTCAACCGGACCTCGTCCCACTCCGGGCAGAACCCGGAGATGCAGGGCTTCAACGAGTCGGGGTCCTCGGGGTCGAACACGTGGTTCTCGTCGTACTCGCGAAAGTACTGGTCGTACCCGAGGTCGGGGTACTCGTTGGTGACCGGGTAGCGGAGCCCGCCGTGCGTCACGGTCATCGTGGGGAGGTCGAGCATCCCCGATTCGGTGGCCAGCTGCGGGCACAGCGTGTAGTCCGTCTCCGACGGCGCGCACCACATCCCGCCGTAGGTGAACGTGCCGGTCGACGCCGCGGCGGTGACCGCGCGCCGGTGCGCCGCGAGCAGCGACCCGCCGGGCAAGTTGCGTTCGTTGGCGATCCGGTCGACCAGCTCGACGTCGTCGCGGCCACCGGATGCCACCAGGGACGCGTCGGTCTCCCGTCGCACGACCGCGAGCGAGCTGCGGACGTAGGCGTTCTTCGTGCCGATCGGCATCTGGCCGAACTTTCGGATGCTGGCTTCCGCGAGCTGGCGCAGGGTCAGCGACGAGCCGGTCGGGGTGTTGGGGACGTCCGCCGCGGCGGTGATGCTCATCCGACGCAGCGCCCCGCGGCCGCCGGTCGCCGGTGCGCCGGTGCGCTTGCGGCCGCCGTTGCGGTCCAGGCGGTGCTGCTGGGTGGCGCGCGAGGTCATCGGCGCGCGGCGTCGCGACGCGGGCTGCAGCGCGGACTCGGCCGGCGGCGCGGTCGGGGCGTCGTCACCGTCGCTGCCAGTTCCGTCGACCTGGTCGTCGTCGGGGTCGTCGTCGGGGTCGACCTGGTCGTCGTCCCCGCTGTCGTCGTCCCCCTCGGCGTCCGGGGACAGCACGCGGTCGGCGAGCCCCTGCAGCTGCGCGTCGAGCGCGTCCTGCTGGGTCTGCTGCTCCGCGAGTTCGGCGCGCACGGCGCCGGTGACGGCGTCCAGGCCGATCAGGACCGGCGCGTCGACGGGGTCGTACTCGCCGTCGTTGTAGCGCTGCTGGAACGCGGCGACCGCGGCCTGCTCCAGCTCGGCCAGGTCGGCGGGTGTGTCGCCGTCCTGGTTGGCCTGGATGAGCTGGCGCACGGATGCGACCAGCTCGTCGCCCACCAGCTCGGATGCGCAGACGGCGTCGATCAGCTCGTCGAGGAAATTCATGCGGGGCACTCCTAGTGCACGTCGTGATGTACGGACGTGCACCCGGCCCACAGCCAGATCGGTGCGGTGTCGCCCCCCGTGACCCCGGGGACTCCTGGCGAGGTCACGGGGGGCGATCAGCTCGAAGAATAGCTGACGATCAGCTGGTCGCCGGGGGCTTGCGCGGGCCGCGCTTGCGCGTCGTCGAGGTGCGGCCGCGCGGACGCTTGCCAGCGGACTTGTCCGGCGCGGACTGCTGCTCGGTCGTCGTCGAGGACGTGGCGAGCGTCCGCGTGGCCGCGTCGGCGACCTGGTCGCCCTCGGTCGTCGACGTCGACGCGCCGCCGTCGACCTCCGCCGCGGCGGTCGTCTCCTCCGCCGCGGGCTGCTCGACGCGCTCGACGGTGCCGCCCGCGACCGCCTGCGACGCCTTGGCCTGCCACTCGGCGTCGAACAGCCTTTCGCGGCCGTTGGGGTAGGTCACGCGCCACTGTCCGTCGTCGCGGGTACCGGCCGGTACGGCGGCCGCGAGCAGCGTCGGAGAGGTTCGGGGGGTCTGTCCGCAACACATTTTCGGTACTCCCTAGTTTCCGATGACGCGGTGACGAGCAGCCTCGACCCCGGCACCGACGATCCGGCGAGCCGCGGCCGCGACCTGGTGGTCGGTGCGCTGCGCCTGGCGCAGCTGGCGCATGAGGTCGAACCCGGCGGTCGCGGGCAGCGCGGCGGCCGCTCGGTCGGTCCGCCGCGCTCGTCCTCGCGGCACGCCGGCGGCGACGAGCGCGGCGACCCGGCCGTGCTCGTCGATCCGGCACCGGGTGCGCGCCGACGCCAGCACGGGCCGGTGAGGACCGGCTGACGCGGCCAGCGCGACGACGCTCGGGTCGTGCGGCGCGTCGAACGCGGGGACGGACACCGCGCACGACGCGATCAGTTCGCCGTTGCGCCAGTCGCCGGACTGGCTGTAGCGGGAGAGGAAGAGCACCTGCAGCGGCGTGACGCCGGGCCGCAGCGACCCGGAGCACCAGATGCCGTGAGCGTCCTCCCCGACCACGACGTCGGCCCCGACGAACTCGGGCCGGTCGTAGTGCGCCTGGGCCTGCGTGAGGGTGGTCCACTCGTCGGTGTCGGCGTGGCCGCCGGTGCTGATCGGCCCGGTCAGCACGACCGACCCGTCCGAGCAGTGCACCGGGTGATGGTGCCACCGGGGGTAGGAGCCGCCGTGCGGGTCGGCGGGGACGTACATGCCGGGGATCGAAGCGTGCTCGGCGCCCCACGGCGCGATGTGTCCGTACACGCGGCCCTCATCGGTCACGCGGAGCTTGCTCCACCCGGTGAGCCGCGGATCCTGGAACCAGGCCGCCGGCGGCTGTTCGGGGGCTCGCGCGGCGACCTGCTCGCACCACGTCAGCGACCCGGCCGACGCGGTGATCGCCTGGGCCCCGGTGAAGCTGGTCATGTCGAGGGTCCACACGTCGGCCGTCGACGAGGGCGTGCTGACGAGCTGGATCCAGCCGGTGTGGAACGCCGGGTCTTGCACGCCGGTGACACCGGCGAACCGCCACTGCGGGAACACGGCGAGGGGTTCCTTGCCGATGTCCTGTCCCTCGGCCCAGTCCCACCACTCGTCCTCGGTGGGCTCGTCGACCTGGTTGCCCTCGGGGTCGAACCAGCGCGTCTCGCCGACCGCCTGGTCGAGGTCGACCGACACGGTGCCGGCGTACCCGGCGGCCAGCTTCGCGACGAAGGTGTCGGCGTCGGCGTCGGTCGGGTCGAACGTGCCGCCGCCCCACAGGTGCGGCACCTGCTGCCCGTCCAGCGCGGCCGGCGCGATCCACAGCCGCTCGGGCCGCCCGACACCGACCTTGCCGTCGTGGCCGTAGGCCGATGCTCGCTGCCAGGACAGCCAGGGGTGGTTCGTCGCGACGATGCCGTCCTTGGGCGTCTCCATCAGCCTGCCGTCACCGGTGGCGTGGTCGAGGGCCATGAGAGGCCCTTCCCAGTACAGCGGGGTCTGCGTGGTCTGCGTGGTCTGCTCGGCGGGGTCGACGTCGTCGACCGCCGCGGCGGTGGTGCTCCTGCGGCCGGTGGCCTTCGGTGTCGGCACGAGCGGTTCCCCTTCCGGGTCGGTGCGGTGCGGCAGCTCGGCGTCGTAGCGCGCGGCCTGCTCGTCGGCTTCGTCCTGCGTGGTCAAGATCAGCTCGGTGCAGCGGCACTGGATGACGTTCGCGGCGCTGCCGAGCGGGTCGCCGGGGTGGTCCAGCCCCTCCCCCATGACGTCGAACTTCTCGCGCACGTCGCGCACCTGGCCGTGCGCGAGCCAGTGAGCGTCGCGCACGCGGTTGTCGCTGGTGGCGTACCAGACCTTCCAGCGCTGCTCGCCCAGCAGGTCGACGCTGGCGACGGCAGCCGCGTGAGTGCCGCCGTTGCTGGCCATGAGCGTTTCGGTCCGGGCGATGCGGCGCGCGAAGTAGTGCCAGGTGCGGTCTGCCTCGCGCAGCTGCGCGTACAGCTCGCCGGGGACCGGTTCACCGCGGCGCTTGTGCTCGTTGATCTGCGCGCGGACCGCGCGTGACGGCGCATCGATCCCGAGGACCAGGCCGAGCCGGTCGCGCAGCTGGTTGATCGACTCCCCTGCGTCGATCCCCTCCTGCAGCTCGTAGCGGCACTCCTCGAAGACACCGTCGGGCCACAGGTTGCGCGAGAGGCGGTCGGTGACCTCGGTGACGAACGTGGCGCGGTAGGGCGTCACCGCGATCGGGGCGATCCGCGCGATGGCCGCGAACGCCTCTCCCCACACCGCTTCCAGGGTGGCCAGCAGCCCGTCGGCGAGCAGCTGTGCCCACACCTCCGGCGGGGGGAACGCGTCGAGGTTCGGGGGCAGCTGCTCCGGTGGCACCTCGTCGTCGGCGGCCGCGGTGATGGTGCGGCCGCCGAGCACCGCGGCGCGCACGAGCCGCAGGTACTCGCTCATCGCGGCCAGTGTCGTGTCGAACACGACGACCTCGGCGTCGTCGACGCGGGCGGTGAACGCGTCGAGCTGGGTCTGCCACGCGGCGGGGAGGGTCATGCGGGCGCACTCCTGTCGGGGTAGCGCCCGGCCCACAGCCAGATCGGCGACGACTGCTGATCAGGGTAGACGGGACCGCCGTGATGACCACGGATCTCGGTCGAGGTCGACGAGCTCGCCGGCGTCGCCACCGGGGTCTAGCTGCGCAAACCCTGGGGTTGCCAGTTTTAGGGGGGACATTGTCGGTGCTGACCTGCACACTTGACGCAGACCACACACCTGTGACACGGAACGGAGGGCTCGACGGTGGCAATCCAGTACGGCCGGCGCGAGAGCGAAGAGCACGCGCTGCGCCCGCGTCGCGCGCCGCGGCGGACCGGCCCGGTCGCCCTGCCGATCGGCGAGAGCACCGGTGGGCAGACGACGCTCTCGATCACCGACCGCGAGCAGCGGTACCGGCGCGCGCAGACCGTGCGCTGCCCGAAGTGCTGGGCGCCGGTCGGGCGTCCGTGCACCCGTCGTCCGGGGTACGGCGAGACGCAGCGGCAGACCCTCGGGTACGCGGCGCACCCCGCCCGCGAGCGCGCAGCCGAAGTCGACGCGTAGAAGGTCGACGAACGCGAAGAGCCCCGCACCTGCCGGTGCGGGGCTCTTCGTCTGCTGGTGCTACCTGTTGCGGAATGCCTTGTCGTTCGCGGGCTTGGACTGGAGCGCCTGGTTCAGGTTCCGGAGCCGGGCGTTCTGGTCCTCGACGTCGTAGCCGCGCGCGACGCGGCCGGTGCGCTCGGCCCTGGTGGCCGCCTGATCCGCGAGCAGCTCGGAGGTGGGGCGTCCCAGCTCGGGGTTCATGTGCGTCACGGTGGTGGTCCTTCCGGTCGTTCACGTCCTGACCCCACCAACCCTAGGGTTACTAGGATTGGTGGGGTATCCGCCGACAGGGTGATGTCCGGCGACGAGCACCCACCACGCCGGTCACGCCGCTTCGGTCAGGCACCCCGCGTACTGCAGCACCTCGACCAGCCCATCACGGCTGTGAGGCTTGCCCGACATGAGCAGCGCGCGGCAGTAGGTGTCGGCCGCGACCCGGATGCACGGCTGGTCCGGCATCACCGCGTCGAGGGTCGTCCACGCACCGGCCAGCAGCCGATCGACGTCGGCGTCCTCGATCGGTCGAGGCACCGTCGTGTGCACGTTCCAAGCCGGAACCTGCCGGCCGGGGGCGGAGCGGTGCCGGTCCCCTCGACCGCCGGAGCCGAGCAGCTTCTTCCCCGCCACTTCCAGCGCCCGCACGACAGCGCTCTCCACAGCGGTGACCATCCACCGCACGACCTGCTCATCACCGCGCAGGACTGCCGCGGCGCTCGTCGACAGCGCCGGGGGACCGGACTGTTGCTCGGGGATCTCCGGACGGCTGCTGTCCGGAGAGTCGCCGTCGCTGGGCTCGATCGCCGGCGGGGTGTCCTCCGGGATCTCGATGATCCTGATCTGCGGCAGGTCGAGCAGCGGCGCCACGTACGGGAGGTACTGCGGGTGCGCGAGCACCAGCCGCTCCAGCAGCCACCGCTGCCGCTCGGTGTCGTCGGGCATGTCCTCGGGCCCGAAACCGGACTCACGCAGCAGCGCCACGTCGGCCAGCTTGCCGCGCGAGTGCAGCTCCGCCGCCTCCGTGGCCTTGTTCGGCCGCTGGTCGAGTTCGCTGGTGTCCAGTCCGATCACCCAGCGCTCGGGATCACGCTCCCCCGCGGCGCGCAGAGCGGGCCAGAGGATCTGCTGCGTCAGCGCGTCGCAGATCGTTCCCCCCAGCGGGGCGACGAACAATTTGACGCCGACCTCGTCGATCAGCCAGCCCGACCAGTGGTTCGCCTCGGCGAGTCCACCGGTGACGATCTCGGCGGGTAGGTCCGCGCCGATGGCGAAGCGCTTGAGTTCGTTCTGCAGGTTGCTCGCCAGGTTCTTGTCGAACTCCGTCGCGAACGAGATGTGCTTGATCTTGTCGATCGCCTCGATCGGGACCTTGACGACCAGGGGCACGAGCGCGGACACGTCGTCGGGGTCCTGGATCGGCAGGAGCATCCCCTGCATCAGCGCGTCGACGAACGGGTCTTCGTGCAGCGGCGCGACGTCGCCGCCCTCCGACGATCGCGGGTTCGGGATCGTCGCGCTGGTGGGGACGATCAGGATGCCCGCACCGGCCAGCCGCGAGTCGATGTCCACCTTGATCCGCCGGTGCAGACCCTCGATCACGCCGAGGACGTCGAGGCACGATTGCAGCGCGCTCGACGCGAGCCAACCCTTCTCGTCGTCGGGCTGCCACAGCCGCACGACCTGCGCGCCGCTGGTCTCCGCCGCAAGGTCGATCTTGATCGGGTGGCCGTCCTCGGGGTCGAGCAGCGTGCCGCTGTCCCCGCTCTGCCGCCACTCCCGGTCCGACGCGGTCACCCAGCGCACGTCGTCGCCGGAGCTGTTGCCGTCGGCGCCGGGGTCGATGCCCACCAGCCAGGTCTCACCGGGCACCGACAGGTGCACCGCCATGCGCCGCAGCATCTCCTTCTGCCCGGACGGCCCGCCGTGCAACCGGGCGAGCACGTCGAGCGCCAGGCGCGGCGCGTGGTCGACCGGCACCGCGTCACCGGTGCCGGGAATCTGCTCCCCGACGAACAGATTGCAGCGCGACAGCCCCTTGGACAGCCAGCGGATCGCGAAGCCGAGCTCGGGCACGGTGCGCCGGTAGCGCCACGCCTCGTCCTGCCACGCCTGCCGCGGCCTGCTGCGGCGCGGCCCGCCGGACGGGCGCACCAGCGACGCGCTGGCGATCGTCACCGACCGCCGCTTCTGCGTGCTCTCGTCAACGCCCTCGCGGGTGTGCGCCGCGGTGACCGGGCGGCGGAAGTCCAACCCCATGCGTCCCCCCTACTCGTGTCCCGCGACGAACCCGGTCAGGTAGGCCGCTGTCGCGGCGTCCGCGACGTGCTGCCAGGCACGCCGGTGTCCGGCCAGCCGTGCGGAGAGCACGACGGCCGCGGCGACCCAGACGCCGGCGCACCACCGGCAGGTGATCAGCTCGGCGATCCGCGTCCGGACCGCGGCCGCCGCGGCTGACGTCGGAGCGGGGAGCCGGAGCTTCGGCAGCGCGTCGGGTGGGGTTCCCTCGGTGATCGCGGCCGCACGGTCCCGCTCGTGCTTCCGGATCGCCGCGCGCTGGTTCTTGTCGTAGGTGAGGAGCTTGATCACGTGTTCGCGTGCGGGAGCGGTGATCGTGTCGCTGACGATCAGTCGGGTCACCCGGGCGGTGAGGCCCGTCAGTCGAAGGAGGTGAAGGAGGCTGGTCACGATCACAGAGTAAGCACGGCGAGCCACCGAACGGCGGAACATCAGCCGCGCCGTGCGCGCTGGATCCGGGGACGACCGGCGTCGGGCCGGATCTGGGAGCGCTTCACCCCGGCGGGGCTCGACACGATCTGCTCGGCGCCGGGGATCGGGAGCACCTCGTAAGCCAGGATGCACGACGCGTCGATCCGGCCGGGCGACTTCTTGTCGGTGGGTCTCCACGTCGTCCACTCCTGTTCCAGCTCGGGCAGGTAATCGCCGGTGCGGATGCGGTCGTCCTTCCACTGCTGGCCGACCGGCTCGGCTTTGAGCACCTTGTTCTTCTTCACCGACCGGGTCCGGATCTCCGGGATCATCCGCTCGAACTGGGCCGCCAGCGCCAGGCACCGGTCGTGCATCAGCTCGTCGTACCCGGTCAGCCGCTCCCCGCGGCTCATCCGCTGCGCCGCGTCCCACGCCGACCGCACGACGACCGCGACCTGGTCACCGCCGTAGTTCTTCTCGATCACGACCAGCTCGGCGTCGATCTCGGCCGCGAGAATCGCCGCCTCGATCCCCCACAGGGTCGACGGCCCGGTGATCGACCGGTCGTGGGTGAAGTACAGCCGCCCGTCCTCGCCCAGGTGCCCGCCGATCACTCCGGCCTGGTCGCGGCCGCCACCGGACGGGTCGACCCCGACAGCGGACTTGGTGCTGCCGACCGGCATCGGGTGGTGCCGGCGTGCGCGCAGCAGCGCCTCGTCGACGAGCACCCCGACGATCGGCTTCGGGTCGGCCATGTAGAGGGCGAACCAGTCCCGCACGGTCACGGCCGCGCGGGCTTCCTCCCAGTGCGCGACGAGCGCCTGGCGGTCGTGCTCGGGGATGCGCGGATGCGACAGGGGCGCGCCGAGGTCGCGGCCCAGCGGGTCGTCGGCCTTGTCGGCGTAGGCGGGCATCCGCAGCACCCGCCACCGCCCGCCGTGCCGGTCGTCGCCCTCCTGCGCCAGCAGACGGCCGGACAGGTCGTCGTGGTGCCAGCGCGTCTGGATGATCACGATCGGCGCGCGGGGTGAGCGCCGGGTGAACATGTCCGCGGAGTACCAGGCAGCGACGGTGTCGCGGGCGACTAGCGACTCGGCGTCGGCGCGGCTCTTGTGCGGGTCGTCGATCACGATCAGGTCGCCCGGCGAGCCGGTGACGCCGGACCCGACACCGACGGATTTCACCCCTCCGCCGGTGGTCAGCGACCACTCGGTGACCGAGGACGCGCCCTGCTCCAGCTGCAGGTCCCACCGGTGCCCGTAGCGGCGCACGAGCGCGCGGATCCGGCGGCCGCGCCGGGTGGCCAGGTCCTTGCCGTAGGAGCCGATCACCACCCGCGCGGCCTGGTGGTTGCACAACCACCAGAACACGAACCACTCGACGGCCAACGTGCTCTTCCCGATCTGCGGCGGGGTGAAGATCATCAGCCGCTGCAGGGTGCCGTCGCGCAGCTCGGCCAGCGCGCGGGAGATCCGTTCGGTGTGCACCCTGGTCTGCCACGCGGTGTCGAGGCAGTAGGCCATGAGCGCGGGGTGTTCCAGCAGGGCGCGGTCGGCCCGTCTCGCAGCGTCGGCGAGACGGGCCTGATCGCGGCGCGACAGCGCCAGACGTCGCCCCACCGCGTCAACCGGCGCGGGAGCGGTACTCGTCGAGCCGGGCGACCGAGGTCAGCATGTCGCCGACCCGCTCGCGCGCCTCCTCGTCGGTGAGTCCGTCCAGCTCCGGGATCTGCAGGTCGAGGGTTCCGCTGTGCTCGTGCTCGGCGACCAGCTGCAGGCGCAGCTCCGGGACGTCGCGCGCCGCCTTCGACAGCTTGATCGACGCGTCGACCCAGCGGGTCGCGACGAGCGGCGCCAGCTTCGGTTGCTCGCCGCGGCCGATCGCCGCGACGGATCCGGCGACGACGGACAGCATCGCCGACGACACGGCGATCTGCGTCGTGGCCAGCTTGACGACGCGTTCTTCGATCTCGTGCTGGTGGCGTAGCTGCTGGTCGGCGTCGTAGGCGCGCACGCGCTCGTCCCACAGGTGCGCCACACGCTGACGGTTGATCACCTGCAGTGATTTTTGAACACTTTCTGCCACCTTGCGGGCGGAGCGTTTCGACGGTGGCTGGTTCAGGTAGAGCCTGAACTTCGCGTGGGCGGCGTTGGATTCGTGGGGCTGCTGCTCCCACGGATCGAGGTCGGGGGCCAGTTCGAGATCGCGAAAGGTCACGCGACGCCTCCCCGTGGTGCTCGTGTTCGGGTGGTGCGGGGCCGTGGTGGTGGGGTCACTGGTGTGTCCTGGTGGGCTGGTCAGATCATGATCACATCAGGGTCGTTGCGTCTGCACGAACTGCGCGTGCTGGGCGTGGATCGTCGGGTCGGTGCGGAACACCCCCCGCCGGGCGGCGGTGTCCATCACGGCACCGGGTTTGCGGATGCCGCGCAGCGCCATGCACGTGTGCGTCGCGCGGACGGTGACGGCCGCGCCCGCCGGTGCCAGGTGGGTCACGAGGTCGTCGACGAGCTGCTGGGTCATCCGCTCCTGGATCTGCAAGCGGCGCGCGTGGTGCTCGACCAGGCGCGCGAGTTTGGACAGGCCGACGACCCGGTCGGTGGGCTGGTAGGCGATCCAGACGTGGCCGGTGAAGGGGAGCAGGTGGTGCTCGCACGTGCTGGTGAAGCTGATCGGGCCGAGCTGCACGACCTCCCCGCCGGCGTCGACGTGCTCGAACTGCACGCCCAGCAGCGCGGCGGGGTCGCCGGGGGCGCTGGTCATGTCCTGCAGCGCGGCGACGACGCGTGCCGGCGTGCGGCGCAGTCCCTCGCGGTCGGGGTCCTCCCCCGCCAGCTGCAGCAGAGCGCGGACGCCGTCGTGCGCGCGGCGCAGCACCTCGTCGACGTCGTCGGCCTGGTGCCCGTCGACGAGCTGGTCGGGCTGGGCGGTGGTGGTCATCGTCCGCGCTCGCTTCCCCACAGCAGCGTGTGCAGCCGTGTCGTGGTCCGGTAGCCGAGACGCAGCACGTCGTCGGCGATGAGTCGGTGGGTGGCCAGCACGTCGTCGGCGGTGATGCCCTCGGGCATGATCCACACTCGGTCGGGGTCCAGTCCGCAGTCGGTGACGAGGTCGTGCACCTCGTCGACGTCGGCCGTGTTGGCACAGACGAACTTGAAGATCGCCGAGCGCCGGTCGTTGAAATCGACGAGTGCGCCGCGGCGGATGCGGCGCCGGTGAGGGTCGCCGGTGTTGGTCAGCTTCGGGCTGACCGAGTAGTGCGCGATCACGTAGTCGTGCTCGGGGGCGGGTGGGATCGTGCCGTTGGTCTCGACGTGCACGGGACCGAGCGTGGCCAGGTGCGCCAGCAGCGCGGCGAAAGCGGGTCTGCGGTGGTGCAGCAGCGGCTCACCGCCGGTCAGAACGGTGATCGCTGCCGGGATCGCCGCAGCGCGCTCGACGATCTCCCGCGTCGTGGTGTCCGGACACTCGGCGCCGACGTTGAACCGGTCGTGGTCCCACGTCTGCGGGGTGTCGCACCGCATCGTGCCGCCGTCCGCGCCGCACGAGAGGTTGCAGTGCCCGAGCCGGACGAACCGGGCCGGAACGCCGGTGTGCGGTCCCTCGCCCTGCCAGGTCGGGCCGAACACCTCCGCGAGCGGCAGGGTCGCCCGGTCGGACAGCGGGGGCAGCGCGCGGGCGTCGGCGTCGGTGGCGCGCAGCCAAGCCAGGCCGTGCCCGGTGACGACCGGCCGCATCACGACGGCACCTCGACGGCGTTGGTGTGGGTTTCCTGCACCCGCACGCGCAGCAGGGTCAGGTCGGGGTGCAGCGTCGCGGCGATCACGCGCAGAGTGCGGTATGCCAGCACCGCGACGGCTTCGACCGTGGGCCACGCCAGGTCGCGGGCGTGGTAGTCGTGGCCGAAGCGGTAGACCTTGCAGCCCTCGGCGGTGAGCGCGGGCAGCAGCGGGTCGGATTCCCCAATCAGCGTCGCGTGGTCCAGGTGCTTGTCGACCCAGTGCCGCACGGCGCTCTTGACCTGCCCGAAGTCGATCGGCGGGTTCGACGGGTCGTCGGCGGGCGTGCCGAAGGTCGCGTCGAGCCACCATGAGTGGCCGTGCAGCGAGACGCACTTGCCGCCGAGCGCGGGCAGCCGGTGCGCGGCCTCGAAGTTGTGCCGCACGGTGACAGCGCACCCGCCGGGGATCGGGCCCGGGGCCGCGCCGTGCGGGAAGCCGCGCGTCATGAGGTCACCTCGGCGGCCTGGCGCTCGGTGGCGGTGCGCCAGAAGTCCGGGTCAAGGTAGGTCGTGGGGTCCTGCACGCCGGCGGCCGCGAACGCCTCGGCGCGCTCAACGCACGTGCCGCACCGTCCGCAGTGGGTGTCACCACCCTGGTAGCAGGACCACGTCAGCGCGAACGGTGCGACGACGCGCGCGCCGCGCTGCACGATCTGCTCCTTGGTGATCCGGGCGTACGGCGCGTGGATTTCCACCTGCCCGCCGGTGCCCAGCAGCGCCGCGGTGTTCGCGGCCGCGACGAACTCGGGCCGGCAGTCGGGGTACACCGGGTGGTCACCGGCGTGCACGGCGGTGACCACGGCGTCGAGGCCGCGCGCCGCGGCGATCCCGGCGGCGACCATGAGCATGATCGCGTTGCGGTTGGGGACGACCGTGCTGGACATGTTCGCGTCGGCGTAGTGGCCGTGGGGCACCGGTGCGGCGCCGGTGAGCGACGAGGTCAGGTGGGAGCCGAGCGCCAGCAGCTCGATCGGCGAGTAGGGCACCTGCAGGTGCGCCGCGACGGCCGCCGCGGCGATCAGTTCGCGCTCGTGCCGCTGGCCGTAGTGGATCGACACGGCCTGCACGGTCGCGCCGGAGACGAGCAGGTCGGTCGTGAGCACGGTCGAGTCGAGTCCGCCGGAGAGCAGGACGAGGTACGAGCGGTCGCCGTCGAGCGGCGGGGGTTGGTGGGTCACCGTTGGGCCGTCCTTCGAGTAGGGGTCGGGAGGAGCTGGTGCGGGTCGAGCCCGAGCAGCCGTGGGAAGTCCTTCGGCTGCGCGGACACCATGTGGACGCGGGGACCGGTGAGTGCGTCGCCCGGCATCGAGGGCGCGGCGTGGTTGATGCCCCACGACGGCGCGGTGACGCGGTGCCGCCGCTGCAGGTCGGCCGCGTAGAGCTGGGTCGCCGCGGCGCACAGCTGGATGATCTGGGCGCGGTTGCTCGCGTGGCTGGTGGCGACCTGCGCGGCCGAGACGCCGTAGACCTCGGACAGCAGGCGCCGGTGCTGGTGCGGGGTGCGGCCGTCGAGGCGGAACGTCCGGTGCGTGCGGGTGCGCGGGTCGTAGAGCCGCAGCGACCCGAAGCGGCACGCCTGGTTGACCAGGCCGCTGCTGTCGGCGCTGTAGAGCGGGACGCGGTCGAGCATGGTCGGCGCGGTGACGCCCCACCCGTGGAACCGCATCGCGGGGTGCCGGTCGCGTGCGTAGCGCAGCACGTGCACGACCCAGCGGATCACCCCGGTTCCGCGGCCGACCATGCCTCCGAGCCCGACGAAGTCCACGCCGGCGTCGGCGTAGGTGTCGAGCCAAGTCGGGTCGGTGCCGATGTGGATCGTCGGGACGGTGCGCAGGCCGTGCTCGTCGAGCAGGGTCCGCCAGTTCGCATAGCTGGCGCGCGGGTTGCCGAACACGTCCAAGCTCGCGGTCCAGCACAGGTGGTCCGACCAGGTGCGGCACCACTGGGCGTACTCGTCCAGGGCGATTTCCGCGCCCTGGCTGAACGCGGAGAACGCGCCCGAGTCCGCGATCAGCCGGAGTTTCTTCGTGCCGGTGAGGGCTCGCATCACCTCGTCGCGCCGGAAGTAGTGGTACGAGACGAGGGTGTCGACCGGTGTGTCGATGCGGGTCGTCATCGATCGGCCGAATCTACCTGGTCCCAATCGATTCCCAGCAGTCCGGCCATTGCCTGTGCGTCGTCGCCGCTGTGGGTGTCGACGTGTGATTTCCAGGCGGCCATGACCACGTGCGGCACCCGGACGTTGATCGAGGGCCAGCCGTCGTCGCGTCCGGGGTCGCCGATCTCGTCGGCCAGCTCGTCTAGGTCGGCGGTGCGCAACGATTCTTCGAGGGCGTCGATGTCGTCGGCGTCGTAGCCGGTGCCGTCGAGGTCGTCGAGGTCGGCGAGCATTTCCAGCAGCAGCCGGTCGTCGTACCGCGCTTTGTCGTTGAGCCGGTTGTGTACGAGGTTCATCTTCCGCGCGGTGTCGTCGTCGACGTCGACGAGCGAGATCGCGACCTCGGTCGCGCCCTGTTGTTTCATCGCGGCCCAGGTGTTGTTCCCGGCGATGATGTGACCGGTGCTCGCCTGCACGATCAGCGGGTCGAACTGCCCGTGCGCATCGAGCGACTCGCCGATGCCGGCTTGGTCGCCGAGCCGGGCGTTGCCGGGGAACGCGGTGACCTCGTCGATCGGGACGATCTTGTGCGTCATCTGCAGGGGGCGCGGCGGCGTCATGACTCAGAGTGTTACACCGTGATCCAGTGGTGGTGACGAACGACGCAAAGCCTCACGCACAGTCGTCAACCGGGTGCGCCGTGTGGAGTAGGTCTGTGTGGTCCGGTCCACGCCCGGAGCACACCGCCGCACACACCCCTCCTCTGCCGCCGATCCGGGGTCCGCAGGGCCTGCGGCGGGCCTGTCCGGCGCGTGGACCGCTACCGTGGACCAGGACGTCCGTGCTGGTCAGACCCCAGGTCCACGGGTGGCGGTCCATGGTCCTCGGCGCGGTCCGCGGACCGGTCCACAGCGGGTGAGGACCGCCACGCGGACCGTGGACCGGTCCACGTGGACCGTCGCGCCCCGGACAGCACGACGCCCCCCGATCGTGACCGAGGGGCGTCGCCGGAGAGTGACGGTACCGAGTTACTCCTGCCCGTCGACGCCCTCCTGGTCGATCCGGGCCGCGGCGTTGAACACGTCGGTTGCCCACCAGCCGCGGGGCCTGCTCGGGATCTTGGTCTCGGCGGCGCGCTGGACCGACAGGTTGATCGGAGCCGCGGCCATCTCCCGCACCAGGGCCGCGACGGTGGGATAGCCCAACAACTCCGCCGCGCGGCCCTGCTCGATGAACGTCGAATCGTCGATCGTGCCGAATTCGCCGGCGAGCATCAGTCCGGTCAGCCGGTTGATCAGGCTCGGCGCGGCCTGTTCCACCGGGTCCGCGCCGAGCAGCTTCCGCAGTTCGGTGTCCCAGTCGACCGATCCGGCATCGCCGGTCGACGGCTTGTCGCTGTCCGGCTTCGTCGGGGGCTTCTGCTTCTTCTGCATTCCCCGGCGCATGGCGTCGGCCAGGTTCGGCGGTGCCCCGAACGCGTTCTCACTGTCAGGTCGAGGCTGCGATTCGTTCACGGTGGGGTTCTCCTCACGATGGGTGTCCGGCTCGGGAGCTGTCATCACCGCGACGCGTGCGCCCTCGGTTTCCTCGTCGCCGTCGATCTCGCCGCGCTTGTACTGCAGCAGTTCCGCGATCCTCGGCTTGGTCCAGCGATCCTGGTAGCGACGCCCGAGACGACGCGTCCACTTCGGGGACAGCTCGAAACGGAATTCGTCATGCGCTGCTGCAATTTCCGCTACGGACAGGATTCCCAACTTCCGGGCCTTCTCCGGATCCGCTTCGGAGAAGTACGCCTTGCCGAGAACCGGTCGTACGACTTCCTCACCGAGCGACACATACATGCAATTGTTGGTCAGCTTCGTGGTGTCCGGAGCGCTGCTGCCGAGCACGGCGGTGCTGTCGCTGCTCGACATCGTCTTCAAGCAGATGCGGTTGCGCGTGTTGCGTCGGATCTTGTTGCCCTCGGCACCGGCGCTGTCCATCAGGCCGTACTGGTCGAAGCGGCACAGGTGGACCAGTTCGGACCGGCCCAGCTGCGTGATCAGCCGCACCAGCTCGGACGCGGTCCGCATCACGCCGTCGTGACAGAGGATCTTCGTCCGGTCGACGAGGATCGTCATCGACTCTTCGAGCGCGACGAAGACCAGCGGGTTCTCCGCTGTCGGCTCCAGGTTGTCGCCGACGCGCTTGATCTTCGAGCGCAGGTCGATCAGCTCGTACGCGGACGCGAGCATCTGCCGGACCTCGTCGGGGCTCTGACCTGCGATCCAGTCGAAGATCGATCCGCCGATGCCGTCAGGGTTGTCGGCGGTGCGCGGGTTGGACCACCAGGCGTCGCACCACGGGCCGACCAGTGGGAAGAGCTTCGAGCTGGCGCCGCACCAGATCACGGCGTTCCAGCACTGCGACAGCCGCGTGAAGATGGTCCGCGCGAGTCCGGACTTTCCGGATCCGGACATGCCGACGACCTCGGTGTGCACGCCGACCACGGGCATGATGATCGGTTGCCCGTCCTCGTACAGGCCGATTTCCAGTCCGTCGGCGACGTCGAGCGGCTTGCCGACGTCGGGGACCGACATGGTCACCGTGAGCACGTCGGTCGTGCGGACGTGGATCATGACCGTGTCGGCGTCGGGGCACTCCTCAACCCGGATCGCCCTGGTGCCGATCCTCACGCCCTGGTGGCGCAGACGGTGCGACGCCGCGGTCGCAATCGACTTCTCGGCCTGTTTGAGCTGGTCATAGGTCTGGTTCCGCTCGGGGTTCAGCGTCATGGTCAACCGGTAGCCCGAGCGCGTGCCCAGCTTGTCGATCACCGTCATCCCCGGATACCCGGCGGCCGCGAGGATCGCCGTCCAATCGGACTGGTACTCCATCGCGCGGCGCTGCTGCTCGACGCGCACGGCCTCGACGCGCTGTTCGTGCGCCTGCTGCACGAGCGTGCGCTTCGCGCGCCGCAGCAGGCCGTACCAGGGGCCGACGACGATCGTCGCGCACACCAGCGCCCACAGGCCGGACGCGGGGAAGGCGGCGGGGGGGGTGGTGAGGATCGAGTACAGCAGCCACCCGCCGGCCGCTGCGGCGACGAGCAGTGCGTACTGACCGGCTCGGGTCGCGGTCCGCCAGGTGGTGTCGGGCTCGGCCTGGACGTGCACGAACGTCGCGAACGGCCCGATCAGCACCGCGAGCCCCGCCGGCACGCCGACGTAGAGCCAGGGCTGCGCGGTGATCGGCTCGATCTGCACGAGCAGACAGGCCGCGACGTAGAGCCAGATCGACACCAGCACCGGTGTGAACCAGCTGCCGTGCCGGAACTTCGTGGTCGACATGGTCGCGAGCAGCGACCGGGGGGACGACCTCCCCTGCTGGGTGGTGCTCATGGGCGTGTTCTCCCTGGTGGTGGGGTCAGTCAGCAGGTCGTGCAGGGGTCAGTCGTTGTTCGTGCTCTGGTCGAAGCGGCCGCCGCGGCCGTCCTCCGCGTACTCGACGAGTTCCTTCTGCCCGGTGCGCACGACGTCGAGCGCTTCGTGGCAGCGGTCCCCGATGCCGAGCGAGTGTCCCGACAGCTCGCGCACGACCTCGGCGAACCCGCCGACGTAGCCGCCGCGCTCGTCGTTGTCGTCGGCGAACACGCGGCCGGACAGCCCGAGCTGCTCGAACAGGGCCGCCAAGCTGCGCATCGCGTCCTTCGTGTCGCTCCACCCGCCCCGGTCGACGTCCTGGAAGACGTTGCGCAGTCGCGCGAAGTCGGCCTGCAGGGCGTCGCGCGATCCTGCGAAAAAGTCGTCTTTGATGTTCGCCATGTCCGATCCTCCTGCTGTGCTGATGCCGCGTGGCGGGTTGCTGCTGGTGGGGCGCTTGCGGGGCGTCTCGCCGTCGGGGTCGACGCGGGGTGCGCCCTTCGGCTTCTTCGGCTTCTTCGCGGGTTCGGCCGGCGCGCTGTCCTCGGCGATGAGGGGTTTCGGGGCCGGCTTGCTCTTCGGTCCCCACAGCCACCAGCCGACCCGGCGCAGCTGACCGCCGGAGTACTTGCCGATCCCGGCGATCCAGCGCCACCAGCGGCGCGGGGTGCGCCTGCTCTTCGACCGCTTGTCCTTGCGGCCGGAGCCGGAGCCCTTGCCCTTCGACCGGTGGTCCTTGCCCTTGGACCGCTTCGTGCGACCAGGACCGTTGGACCCGCCGAGCAGCGACCGGATCCGTCCGCCGGTGCCCTTGCTGCTGCCCTTGCCGCTCTTGCTGCGGTTGTTCTTCGGGCCGCTGGTGTTCTTGCGACGGCTACCGGAACCGCTCTTACCGCCGCTGAGCAGCGACTTTCCGCCGCGTCCGGGTGCGCGTCCGGTGCTCTTGCGCGCGGCCGGACTGCGGCCGAGGGTCTGCGCGAGCGACTTGCCGCGCGTCGGGGTCCGGGTGCCGACGTGCCGTTTCGGCGTCGCGCCGAGCGGACGCTTCGTGGCCCCCGTACGGCCCGCAGACCGCTTCGCGGCCCCCGCTGCACCCCTGCGTGCCGATGCGGCCCTGCGGAGCGCTGAGGCGCGCTTGCCGGTGCCGCCGACCCCGGTCACCCGTGCTCGACGTCGCGAGCCCGACCCGCGTCCCGTCCTGGTCCTGCCGCGTCGCCCCTCACCACGTGCGCGGTGGCCGTCGGTGGCGGCTCGACGCGCTCGCAGCATCCCCGCCCCGACACCGGCGACCACGACACCGGCGCCGATCGCGAGTCCGAGCGGGCCGGTCGCAGCGCCGAGCGCGGTCGCGCCGAACACTCCGAGAGCGCCGACGGTGGATCCGGCCACGGCGAGCGACGAAACCCCGGTCTCGGGGATCTCGGGTGCGGGAGTGGAATTCTTGACCTCGGTCGCGTTCGTGTCCGGGGTCGTCACAACAGCGGGGTCGGTGCTGGTTTGCGGGGTTGTCTCGGCGGGGGTTTCGGCAGGGGCGTCGGTGGTTGGTGTCTTCTCCTCTGTGGTGTCGCTCATGATCCTTCTTTCCTGGTGGTGGGGTCCGAGCCCCGGAATGCGTCCGGCGTGTTCTTCCGGGCGCAAACCTCGACCTCGGCCACATCTGGCGAACACCGCGCGAACGGTGTTCGCCAGATCGTCGAGCTATTCGGTCACTTGTGCATTCAGCGGGTCACGACTCGACCTGTTCGTGTCCGGTTTTCGCAGGGCTGTTCGCGGTGAGTTCGTGGTACCAGGTGCGGTACGCGATCTGCGCGTACCGCAGGGAGGTTCCGCAAGCCAGTTCGCCCCGCCGCGGCGCGATGTGGTCGGCGGGCACGCCGAGTTCGTGCACCCGGGCGAAGTAGCGGCGGAGTCGGGTCGCCGCGGCGACCGTCTCGTCCTGGTCCGCCGGGATCGCGGCGTACGGGTCGGGCGTCTGTTCGCCGTCGGTGTTCGCGTCAGTGTTCGCGTCGTTCGCGCCGATCACGGGCAGGATGTCGGTCTGCTCCGGGTCGCCGTTCGCGTGCGCCTGGTCGCTGTTCGCCGGAGGTTCGCCGGGGGCTCCGGTGACCTCGGGCCAGTAGCGCTCGACGAGGGATCCGAGGTCGTTCACCTGGCTCCAGTCGATCGCGAGTTCGATGACCTGTTCGCCGTCGTGGTCGCCCTGTTCGCGCTCGGCCACGGCCAGCGAACCGCCGTCGACGGCCGTCGACGAACTCGGCTCGGCGTGCAGGTCGACCGGAGCGACGTCCGACGATTGTCCGGACTTCGTGTTCGCGGTGTTCGCGTCGCTCGTCGCGCTGGCAAAGAACGCCGTGATCACCGGCGAAGCGAGCGGCACCGGAACGGTCGGCGTGCCTTCCTTGCGCAGCCACGCCATGCGCCACAGCACCTCGTCGGTCGGGCCTGCTCCGTACACGGCGCGGAGCCGGTTCTGCTCACGAACCACCTTGCGGAACCTCACCTGGCGCAGCCAGATCACCCGCATTTCAGCGGGACTGAGACCGATTTTCAGGTTCCGTTTCTTGTGCATGTACAGCTCAAACGCGCCGACACCCATCAGGGAGGCGATCGCGAGCCCGACGCCGACGATCCACGACGTCTCGAATCCGTGCGCGAAGTTCATCAGCGCGGCGACGGCTGCGAAGAACCACGTCGTCAGTCGGTAGACGCGTCCCTGCTCCGACTTCCCGCGCTTGACGGCGTCGAGGTACAGGAACGCCCCGAGCCACCCCAGCAGCTCGACGAGCAGGCCGAGGGTCCACGCGGCCAGGCCCAGGTTCCTCGGGGCGGCGTTGAGCCACTTGATCTGGGAGGGGATCGCCGTCGACAGCGACAGGGCGATCGTGAGCACGGTGATCGCGAGGGCGCGGTGTCGCGCGATCAGCGACCCCCCGTCGGTGCCCGCTTCGGCTGCGTTGCGGGCGTCCTGCCTGCGCTTGCGCTTGTCGTCGGCGCGTTTGCGCTTGTCGGTCTCGGCGTTGTCGCGGCGCTTCCGGCGCTCGTCGTCGGCGATCGTCCTGGTCCGCTCGCGCTGGCGAGCGGTGATCTCCCGACCGAGCTGCCGGCGCGCTGACCACCCGAGCTGGGCGACGACGTCTGCCGGTGGCAGATCGTCGTCCGGCTGATCGGTGCGCTGGTCCACCTGGTCCGTCCTCTCATGGCCGTACACGGCTGAGCCGAGGCTAGCATGATCTTCTCACTCGTGAGAAGATCGGCCGATGCCGATCCCGCTCGCCGAGTGGGCACGCCGACGTGGCGTGTCCTACCCGACCGCGAACCGCTGGTACCACCGCGGCCGTCTCCCCGTCCGAGCCGAGCAGTCCCCGAGGGGACGACGAGAGATCGTGGTCTTTCCCGACGAGCCGTCGCCCGACTGCCGCTGCGTCGACGACCAGCACGTCGCGTGCGCCGTGCGGAAGCTGCGCGCCCTCGGGTACCAGGTGACACCACCGGCCGCGGCGCGACCACCCGACCACGAGCCCGGTTGATCAGTGCGGCCGGTTGGGCCACCATCGGGGCAACCGATCGGAGGAACAGACGTGGGACAGACCACCGGATCGAGCGGGCCCAGACGTCGTCGCATGTCCACCGTCCAGCGCGACGAGCTGTCGGCGGAGGTTCGACACCGCTACGCCAACGACGAGTCGCTGCGGTCCATCGCCGCGCACGTGGGCCGGTCCTACGGCACCGTGCACCGACTGCTGCGCGAGGCAGGTGTGACGCTCCGACCGCGTGGCGGTCGGCGGATCGTCGCGAAGTAGTCCCAGACGGCAGCAGGCCCTCACCAAAACGGTGAGGACCTGCTGCCGTCTGCTGGGTCGTGCGGGTCAGTCGCCGCGGTGCAGGTCGACACCGGGGTCGACCAGCTCGACGGCGCGGCCGAAGTGGTCGAACAGCCCGGGCTGCCCGCCGGCGGCGATCGAGAGGAACCGGTGCTGACCCGGGACCGGTGCCCAGTAGGCGGGCGGGCCGGCCTCGATCCCCCGATCGGACAGCAGGGCCTCGATCCGGTCGTAATGCGCGTCCTTGGTCCACCCGCCGATCTGCACCTGCAAGCGCTGGTCGGGTGCGCCGGGAACGTGCTGGATCACGAGCACGGGACGAACGTGGTCGTGCTTGTCGAGCAGCTCGACGAGCACGTCGACGTCGGGGCGACCGTGCTCGATCTCGAACGCGTTCCGGTAGTCCTCGGCCGTGGGGGCCGCGAGCTGGCCGCCGTTGCGCGACCTCGTCGCCTCCGCCGCCTCCGACCAGAGTCGTTGGTGCTGCTCGCGTCCGATCAGCAGCACCGACACCCGACCATCGGGTGCGGGAGCCGGGGTGGGGTTGTGCTCGGCGTAGTCGGCGAGCGCGGCCGCGATGGTGCGTCCGTGCCCGGCGATCAGCTCGCCGTACAGGGTGAGCGCGGCCGCGACGTTCGGCCACGTCTGGGCGTCCTGCTGCAGGTCCTCGACTGCGGCCGCGGCCGCAGTCAGGATCTCGCGCGGGGTGTCGTTGGCCAGCCGGTACAGCTCGTCGAGCGTGACCGGCTCGAACTGGTGCTCGTCGTTCACGGGTTCCTCGTTCCTGGTGGTGGGGATGGAACCGGCCCGGTCCGCGCGGTGGACCGGGCCGGTGGTCAGTGTTGCGGCCCGCGCTGCGGCGGCTGGTAGGGCGTGCTCGACGCGACGTGGCGCAGCAGCGCCTCGATCTCGGCGATCACCTGCGCTGCGGTGAGCGGGTGGTTCGGGTCGTTGACCTGGCGCCACAGCTCGTCGGCGCGCGGCCGGTTCTGCGCGGCGAGCGTGTTGAGCAGGTGGACCATGCGCGACCACTCGGCGCGCTGGGCCTGCTCGTCGGATCGCGTGTCGACGACCGGGTCGGTCTCGCCGTCGTCGGCGTGCTCGACCTCGGCCAGCGTGAACGGCTGCCCGTCGTTGAGCGAGCGGGACCAGCGGACGACGAGGTCGGTGACGGTGTCGGCGTTGGTCAGGGCGTCGACGATCCGGCTGGCCAGGGCGTCGGCGCGGTCGGGGTCGATCGCGTGGAGCTCGGCGAGCAGCGCGGTCACCGTGAACGACACGATCACGGTGTTCGCCCCGGCGTCGTAGCGCTCGGTGCCGACGGGGAGCTGCTGCAGCTCGGCGACGGCGTCGTTGGCCAGCTGCAGGTAAGCGGTGAGCATGTCCTCTGTGGTCATCGGTGGCGGGGTCCTGTCGGTGGTGGTGGTGTCCGGTTGGATCATGCCGCTGCGGCCGGGACGACGAGCAGGACGACCGCGACGGTCCCGACGACGAGCGTCGCGACGAGCAGGTCGATCGCCACGCGCAGGCCGTCGTAGCGGCGCCGGTTCGCGGGTCGCAGGATCCCGGTCATCCGGTGCCAGTACGCGGCCGCGTCGACGTCGTCCTGGTCCTCGGCCGCGGTGAACGCGTGCGGTCCGAACTTCGGGCGCAGCACGCGCAGCAGCAGCACGATCAGCGCGAGCACGCCCAGCACGGCCGCGACGCCCAGCGGTGCGAGCTGCCACCAGCGCGCGGTCGGTGCCGCGGCGAGGTCGAGCAGCTTGTCCCCGCCGACCGCGCCGAGCACGCCGAAGCCGACGAGCAGGAGCGCGGCCTTCGAGTGCACCTGGTCCTCCTGGCGGGCCTGCTCGTCGTAGTGGGCGCGGTTCAGCTCGGCGACGTCCCACGGCAGTGGCTGACGAACGGCGTCGTCGGGCTCGTCGACGTCCTGGCCGACGTGCTGGTCGCTCACTGCTGGCCGCCGACGCCGCTGGCGACGATCTCGGTCCAGCCGACGGCGGCGTCGGACTCGGCCGGCTCGCGCGGGTCGAGGTCGTTCGGTCCCTGGTAGGTGGTGGACACTGGTGTTCTCCCGTCTACGGCGGGGGCTCGGGTCGACCCGGTCGCTTCCTACGGCCCACCGGGTCGACCCGCTCTGTAGCCCTACTGACCCGAGCAACCCTAGGGCTAGGGCTGTGCAGGGACAACCCCGACACGACCGACCGACCGGGTGAATCACCACCCCGGACCGTCGCCGGCGCGCGATACGCTGGCTCGTCGCCGTAGGAGGCCACCATGTCGATCGACCGTTTCGACCAGCACACCTCGGACCTCGACGAGCAGCTGCGCGCGCTGCGTCGCGACCAGGCGCACGTCACCTACCGCGGCGAGCAGTGGCACGCCCTGCAGGCCCGGATCGACGCGCTGACCGGCGCGAAGATCGACTACGCCGATCGCGTGCCGGAGCTGCGTCGACTCGACCACGCGGTGCGCTTCCGGCTGATCCTCGCGGTGATCGCCACCGGGGCCGCCGTGATCGTGCTCGTCGCGCTCGGCGTCCTGTCGACGTGGTTCGCGCTGGCCTTCCCCGTGACCGCGCTCCTGGCCTACGGAGTCGCCGCCAGCGACTAGCCGGATGATCAGCCCCCTGCGTCTCCAGAGCCCCCGCCGAAGGTCACCGGACCCGGGCGGGGGCTCTGTCGTGTCCTGAGCGCTCCTGGACGTCAGTGAGCGCCGATTGAGACGACCTGCTGCAACCCCGCCGGGTGGCAGCGCGGGCACAGCGCGAACCGCTCGTGCTGGTCGTCGAGCCACACGGTCCGGGATGCGACCCCCTCGTTCGGCCTGCCCTCGCACTGCCCGCACAGCGGCGGGGTCGCAGCCCGCGCCGCGGCCCGGGCCCGCACGTGTTCGAGCAGCACACCGAGCCGTGTGATCCAGATGCGTCCGGCGTAGCGGACTCCGGAGAGGTCGCGGCTCAGGTCCTTGCGGATCTCCACCGTCGAAGCCCCGGCGGCCCACAGCTGCAGCACCAGCTCGACGAGCGCGGCTTTCTCGTCGAGCGTCGGCGGGGCTGCTGCGGGCGGCATCGGCAGGGACCGCAGCAGCGCCCCGGCCTGCAGGCGCCGGGTGGACTCGACGTCGAGCAGGTCGTGCCGCTCGTCGTCGTGTCCGGAGGTCGTCCCCTCCCCCGCTCGCGCGTCAACTTCCGTACCGGTGGGGGGGACCGTGCCCACCGGAGCAGTAGAAAAGGACGGATTCACAGGACGGGTTAGTTCTTTACGGGTTTGGGTGACTACGAGTCGCGTCAGTTCAGGACTACTAGTCACCCCTGCCGGACTACTAGTCACCCCACCCTGGGGGTTGTCCACAGGGTCGGACGGGCTGTCAACAGGGGTGACTAGTAGTCGCGTCACATCGCCTTCCTGCTGGTCAGCGGTGGTTTCAGCAGTGCGCTTCCTCGGGCGCGACTTGCCCGAGTCCGAACGCCGCTTGCGCGCGGGTTCGACCGGGGGCAGCGGCGGGCGGTCCTCGGGTCGCAGCGGGGGCAGGTTGTTCTCCGCGCGCCACAGCTGGACCTTCTCCATCTGCGCGGCCGAGTACCAGTCGTAGGGGACCATCAGGTCCCACACCGTCGGACGCTTGCCCGCCGGGAGGTAGGAGACCTTCGCCTGGTCCCCGAGCCGGATGATCCCTCGTTCCGCGAGCTGCGTGAGCCGACGCTGGATCGTGCGCGTGCTCGACATCGATGCTCGGGCGAGCGTGGCAACAGCGGGGTAGCAGCCGGTACCGTCCGGCGACGCGCGCTGCGCGAGCGACATGAGCAGCACGCGCTCGTAGACGTCGGCCACGGATACCTCCTCGGCCCAGTCCTGCACGAGATGGCTCATCGTGTCCCCCGGAGCTGGGTGGGGACGGTCGTGTTCTGCACGGTGGGTCCTTCCGTGCCGTGAGCTAGTGCACCCGATCTACCGGCGGACTATGTCCGGCGGTCGCGGTAGCCTCACGGGGTCAGTTCGTTCAGCGGAGGAGAAGCCGACACCCCAGCGCGTACCGCCAAGTAACAAGCTGGGATCTCGACCGAACTACGTGGAAGCGCCCGACACCCGACAGGGTGTCGGGCGCTTCCGTTTGGGGTCACGGGGTCACGTCGACGGCGGTACTTGCTCGTCGACCCTCGCACCGGGACGCGAAAATTCCACGCGATTTAGCGAGAACATCACTCGTACGGGGGACCTTGCGTTACCTGCTGTAACGCTCGTCGTTGGGGGTCAGGAAGCGCGTCGTCCGGGCTGCGGGTGGGAGTGCAGGTGCAGCGTCGACACCGACCCGCGCACGCCCTGATGACGCAGGTAGCGCGTGAGGTACCCGATCCTGATCAGCTCGTCGAGCGCGGTCTGCACCGACCGGATCCCCGACGCCGTCTCGGCGGCGATCGCACGGATCGACAGGAAGACCCGCCCCTGCGCGTCGGCGTGGCGGGCCAGGGTGAGCCAGACGCCCTTCGCCGCGAGACTCACCTGCGGGTCGGCCGCCGCGCTGCCCTCGCAGTACTTCCGCAATCGCTGCACGGACACGTGCCCTCCCTAGTTTGGGCTGGTCAGCTCGTTGCAGGACCAGCGCCGTGATCGACATGCGCACCGTACACCACGTCTGCGTTTCGCACACGTGATCGGGCGGTCGGCGTGTCCGCGCAGCACTTCTGCGGCTTCCAGCCGGCCGGAACGCGAACGACCCCCACGTCGCCGCGCGCCGTGAGGGTCGTTCGTGCCGTGTCGCCGATGACCCCACCACCAGGTAAGGGACGAAGCTGACCAGCGGCGTGGATGCTACCCGGCGCGGACGACGCCGTTCGGCGTACCGGCGGCCACCTGCGAAAACGTGGGCGCGCCCACAAGATCCGGCGTTGCACATCTCCCCTAGTAGCCCTAGGGTTTGTGGTGTTGGTAGGGCAAACGAGGGAGTGACAGTGGCGGGCTTCAAGGCGACGTACACGGTGATCCACAGCGTCGACGGCAACCGACGGGTGCACCGCACGTCGTGCCAGGACGTGCGACACGAGGCGTTCTGCGCAGAGGTCGTGTTCCCGGTCGAGGTCGACGCGCAACTGGGACACGACGCCGCGGCCGCCGCGCTGCTGGCCGCCACGTGGGCCGACTGCATGGAACCCGGCGACACCCCGGCCGAGTTCGCCGAGTTCACCGAGTTTCTGCCCTGCACCGCCCTGGACTGCCCCGCTCCCACCCCTGGAAAGGTCGAGGACATGACCGCCGTCACCTCTCCCGTCCGCTTCCCGACGACCAGCGTCGTCACCTCCGCCGTCCGCACCGTGCTCGGCATCTCCGGCCCCGGCCTGAACGCCCGGACCCGGATCGTCGGCACGATCTACCTCACCAGCGCCAACCTGCCGCAGGGCTCCGACACCACGCCCGAGCAGCTGGCCGCGTCCCTCGACGGCTGGCCGGGCCTGGTCGACACGACCAGCGTCGGCGTCCGTGTGACCACCCCTCGCGAGCTGACCGAGGCTCAGTGGGAGAAGTTCGAGCGCAAGCTGGGCGCGGGTGCCGCGACGGTCGTCGAGGACGACCAGACCGTCGACGCTCCGGCGCCGGTCGAGGTCGACGAGCCCGAGCAGCTGTCGCTCGACCAGGACCAGGCCGACGTCGACGAGGTCGCCGAACTGGAGACCGAGCCCGTCGAGGACGTCGACGCGTCGCACCTCGATGACGAGAACCAGGACGTCGACGACGAGCCGAGCGCCGACCAGGACGACGACGACGCTTCGGCAGAGGAGTCCGCGCCCGCGCCCCTCGTCCTCGTCCAGCCCGAGCAGCCCTCCGACGACCAGGCAACGGCGGAGGAGTCCGCGCCCGTGGCGGTCGACCTCGTCCAGCGCGAGGACGCGCCGGTCGAGGACGCGCCGGTCGAGGACGGCCGCGCACGGTTCGCCCGGCACCTGCAGCACGCGGAGCAGGCCGAGCGGGACCGTGCTCTGCTGGCCGACCTCGAACCTGACTTCGATCCCAGGTCGTTCGACGGACCGGCGCTCGCGGAGCTGGGTCCGGACGTGCAGGTGACGGCCGACCAGCTGGAACCGACGCGTGTGATCTACCGCTACACCGACACCAGCCGCGGCAAGCTCCGCACGCTGTCGCCGTGCTGCGATCACTTCCTGACCCTGCCGATGACGGCCGGTCAGGTGGCACCGGCAACGTGCCCGTGGTGCCGCGTGCGCTACCTCGTCACGATCGAGGACGAGTCCGACCGCGCGGTGTTCACCGTGCTCGGTGAGGTGCTGTGCGTCTCGCAGTACTACCCGGGCCGCGGCAAGGGACGCCGCAAGGCGTCGTGACCCCACCACCGCGCGCCCGCACCGATCGCCGGTGCGGGCGCGCACTCCCCCACCACCAGGACGGGACTGCCATGTACGGACACGACCACTACGAACTCGACAGCTACACCCTGGACGCGGTCCGCATGCTGACTGCGGCCGTCGCAGTCGAGCAGCTGGACCAGGCCGTGCGCTACGCCGAGCACCTGGCCGCCGAGGGCTCCGGCGTGCTGTCGGCGAACAGCGTGCTCGCGCTCGCGCTGGTGACCGCGCGGATGAGCGCCGAGCGTCGCGGCGACCGGGCCGTGACCGAGCGGCTGCAGGTAGCCGCGGGTCGGCTCGTCACGGCGGCGGCGCTGGACGAAGCCGACTGCACGATGCGGGCCACGCGCGCGATGGAAGACGGCGAGCTGGCGGAACCGCACTACTCGCGCGTGCGGGAGTGGATGAGCGACATCACCGACCCCGTCGCCCGGCGCCGCTGGGACGCGGTGCGCCGAATCGTCGTCGACCCGGTCACGGCCGAACACCTCTGGACGCGCTTCCTGCCCACCGACTACGGGCTGTGGGACGACTGGCGCGGGGAGTGGGTGTGCAGTGCGTGCGGACACGTGACGCCGGCCGGAGACCCGCTCGACCGGGTGCTGTGCCGGACCTGCGGTGGGATCCTGACGCCCTGATCTGCGCTGGTCGGACGGGTGGTCGTCGACGCCGAGAGCGTCGGGGTCACCCGTCCGGCGTATAGCCCATTGCTGCTGCCGACCGTGGACCAGGCCGACGACTGGCTGGACGCGCTCCGCGAACTGACGACGAGCTCCTGGGCACCGTCCACACCGCGCCGGTACTGCGCGAATCGGCCTGATTCACCCGAACGCCGAGTGTCCGGACATTGCTCCCCTAAACCTAGTTTTACTAGGGTTATGGGAGCAATGTCCGTCTCAGGAGGATGACCCCGACATGAGCACCACCACCGAGCACGACCGACCCAGCTGGCACCCCGACCCCGATGTGCGCACCGAGCACGCCGTCCGTCACGCGCTCGTGCGCGGAGAGGAAGACGCCGCCCGCGCCGCGACCTGGTGGACGACGTTCGCGACCGGTCTGATCGAGCTGCGCGATCAGATCGACGACCTCGGGCCGCTGCCCTCGACCCCGCAGAGCGCCGCGGACTGGAGCACCACCCGCCGGATACCGACGAACGTCGACGCGACCGAGGTTCTGCAGTACCTCGGCGCGCTGATCGCGTCCGGCGACGCGATGGCCGCCGACTTCCGGCGCGAAGCCGCACGGCTGGCCGACGAGAGCAGGAAGGCGACGAACACGTGATCGACACCCTGAGCGCCCGACTGGCCGAGCTGCTGGCCGAGGGCATCCCCGACCGGCCGTACGCGGACGTCGCCCGTGAGTGGGCGACCATCCTGCACCGGGAGACCGTTCGGCCCGCGCTCGACGCCGTGTACGAAGAGCGCTCCCGCGTTCTGGAGTGGCTGACCGTCGACCCCGACTCGCACGCGGTGCTCTGCGACAACGACCCGCGCTGGCCGGGGTTCGTCGTGCTCTACGTGACGAACAACCTCGTCGGACAGATGAGCTGGCACATCCCCGCCGAGCAGGCCGCGACCGTGTTCGGCCACGTGCCCACCGTCGACCCCGGACACCCCGCCGCGCTGTGGGACGGCCACAGCACCCGCACGAAGTACGCACGGCTGCGGAAACTGTGCACCTGGCGGCTCGATGCCGGTCAACGCAGCGGCGCCGACCACGTGCGGACCGCCGAGATGCATGCGGCGTGCGCGGCGAATCTCTACGCCGAAGCCGAGGTCGTGCTGCCCGCCGGCGCGCAGCGGTCCGACCGCGAACGCCGCGCCGCGGCTCGTCGCGGTGACCGTCATCTGCAGCTGGCCGCACACCACCAGCAGATCGCCACCACGCTCGTCATGGCGCTGGGCGTGACGTTCGGTCTCGGCGGCGACGACCCCGGAGACGGGGCCGGTTGGCAGCACGAGCTGGCCCAGTGGCACGACCTGCTGGACCAGGGCGCACCCGCGCTCAACCAAGGCGCACCATCACCGGAGTAGCTCCCCGAGCAGCACCACGGTGGTCCCCCTCACGCGTCCGTGTGAGGGGGACCACTTGTGTCCGGACATTGACCCGAACGACGCAAGTGAGCAGCTGGGCGACCTGCCACACTGACGCCATGAGCGCTACAGCGCACACGGACCCGCTGACCCTGGTGAGCGCACGCACGTTCCTGCACGGGGTGAGCGAAGAGTTCGTGCGGCGGTTCCGCGGCGGCCGCAACGGGCGCGTCGGTCCCCGCGGCCGCGTGCACGCCGTGATCCCGGCGACCTTCCTCGGCGTCGACGTCATGGTGCCCGCGTGCCGGGTCGGGGTCTCCGGCTGGGACTTCGGCCGGCTGCACGAGACGTCCGACGAGATCTCCTGCCGCCGGCCCGCGTGCCGCAACCACGTCGTCGCCCGCGCGAGCACGCCGGCGACACCGGAACCGGGCGACCAGGCCGTGCTTTTCCAGCTGTCCGCCTGACCCTCTCCCCCTGGTCGAACGGGGCGTACCGGCCGGTACGCCCCGTTCGGCGTCTACCGACATAGCCGTACAAACCCTAGGGTTTGTGGTGTTGGTAGGGCATCACACCAGGGGGGCACCGTGCACCAGGACCAGGACGAGCGGCTGAACGTCTTCGTCGTCCCCTGCGGCGGTGCCAAGCTCGCCGCGGCCGCCCCCGCGCGCGACCTCTACACCGGGAGCGCGTTCCGCCAGGTCCTCCGCGACGTCGTCGCCGAAGCGGCCGCGACCAGCGGTCCGACCCGCGTCATGATCCTGTCGGCCCGGTACGGCCTGCTCGACCTCGACCAGGTCGTCGACCCCTACGACGTCACGATGCGCGACGCGTGCTCGATCGACATCGACCAGCTCGCCGACCAGCTCGCCGACGTCACCGGCGGCCGCGAGCTGGTCGAGGTCTGGTGCTTCCTGCCCGCCGCGTACCGCGTGCGCCTGGCGGACGCGGCCGAGCGCGTCGAGACGTCATGGGTCGTAACCCACGACGTCTACGAAGCGGCGCCGGGAATCGGCTACCAGAAGCAAGCCGCGAAGAGTCTCGCGCTGCTCGCCTAGCTCTCTGGCCTGCAAGAACTTCACCAACCCGGTTGATTTCCACCCCATCTAGCCCTAGGGTTACTAGCGATACCAGAGTTAGGAGGGCGACCGGTGAAGACCAACTACCCGCACCCCGTCCGCGCGACCGAACGGAAGATCATCGCGTGGATCCGGGCCACCTGCGTTCAGGTCCCCGACCTCGTCGAGCAGTTCGACGGCGCTGACCGGGCCGCGCTGATCGCGCTCGCCCGCGCGGCCCTCGACCACGACACCGCACTGCTGACGCTCTACCGCGTCGAGGACGCCGTGAGCGCCGGTCGCCAGGACCGCGCCCGCCGCACCCTGACCGCCGCCCCGAAGTTCGGCCGCTGACCACCCCGACCGCCCTGACCCCGAAGAACACGACCTCGAAGGAACGCCACATGTCCCAGCTGACCGTCCCCCGCCCGAACCCCGCAGTCGTGCGCACCGGCCCCGACGCCGTCGACCACACCGGCGCGCAGGTGGACTACACGGTGACCGTGCTCGGCGCGACGTGGGTCGCCCGGCACGACGTCCCCGGCTCCGCCCTCGTCCTGACCACCGAGCGCAACGAGCACCGCTGGTGCCTGGTCAGCCAGCCGGTCGACGGCCGCGACGACGTCCTGACCTGGACCCTCACCAGCGAGATCGAGTCCGGCGTGACGCTGGCCGACCTGTCCATCCCCGCGGCCGTCGAGTGCGCCACCACGGCGCTGCTGACCCGATGACCCAGCCCGTCGCCAGGGTGCACGGCGCGCACTGCGCGTGCTGTGCACCCGCTCGGCAGTCCACCGCTCAAAGTCCAGCGGGCGCGGACCGCGCCCGCACCATGTCCACGGGGGAAACCGTGCTCGGTCTCATCGCTGTCGGCTCGAAGCTGATCCGCCGCTACTACGCCGTGCCCAACGTCTACGACCTCGGCCGCGAGTTCGACGAGCAGTCCGACGCCGCGCTGTTCGCCCTCGACCGGTGGGCCTCGGCGGAGACCGACATGCCGCTGCAGCCCCCGGTGATCGACCTGCGCTGGGTGATGCTCTCCCCCGAGGGAGGGCACGCCGACGTCCTGGTGCAGCGCATCCAGGTCGCCCCGCACCTGACGAGCACCGAGTTCGCCAGCCGGGACGCACGCGCCCGCGCGGCCAACATGGCGGCCGCGCAGATCAGGAAGGTGCAGCCGTGAACCGCTCACGTGCGCTGCGCACGCTGTCGGCCGACGACGTCGAGATGCTCGCGCGGTGGTATCGCGACTCCTACGACGCCGGGTGGCGCCCGGTGATGCAGTCGCACGTCGCCGGTGTGGAAGGCTGCTACACCCCGCCGCGCGCACCCCAGCTGCGCGAGCGCGTCGGTCTGGTGCTGGACCACGTCGACGAGCAGCAGCAGTTGCGCGACCTGTTCGACTGAGCGGCCCGGATCTCGAGCCCCCGGCACCACGTGGTGCCGGGGGCTCGTGCGTCGTCGACGAGCGCCCGGCGCACGACGAAGCCCCCGGACCGTGGTGGTCCGGGGGCTTCGTCGTGCGCCGGTGGCCGAGGTCGCGCTACGTGCGCGGGGACTCCCGTCGGGGCAGGGGGTCGAACTCCGTGTGCGCGTGAGGTCGTCCGGCACGCCGCATCAGCTCGTTCGCCTCCCAGAACCACTCGGTCCCGACCAGCACCGCCACTTCCTCGCCGTGCTTCCAGATTTGCGTCGGCTCGTTGCGATGCGTCGCGCGTTCGAGCCGGCCGCCGAGGACGCGCCGCAGCTCGTCGGCGTTGAGCTGGCTCGCCCTGCGCAGGTCAGGGGTCTGTTCGCGGTCAGCCGGCGGCTGGAACCGGAACACCAGCGACTCATCGTTCGGCGCATCAGTCATACGCCTAACCCTACCGTTAGTGGGGATACCAGGGGAAGTCTGGCCGATCACACGAAGGGGCTTGACCCGTTCCCCTGTAAACCCTAGGGTTAGTTGTGTTGGTAGAAAGTCTAGGGTTAAGGGGTTGGGATGAGCGACACGATGCGGATCGTCACCACCGCGGACGTCCGGCGCGGCTCACAGGTCGTGATCGGCGACGTCCTGCGGCTGGTCACGGACGTCCGTCTGGTCCCCGGCAACGACGACCTGATCTGGTTCGCCGGTGCGGGCTGGACGCGGACCCGCTTCACCGACGCCCCGATCCAGGCGCGGCAGTTCGACGACGTGCTGACCCTCTGCGGCCTGCTGTGGAGCACGTCCACGCTCCCCGACGGCGTGACCGCCACGTTCGAGGACGTCGAGCACTTCACCGGCGCCCTGCACCGCGTCGCGACCCTCGACGGCTGCACCGACCCCGACGTCGACTTCGCCTGCCTCACCTGCGGTGTGCAGGGCGACACCATCGGCCTGTGCGACGGCGACCGGCACCCGACCGGTTGGCACCAGCTGCGGGCCAGCTGACCCCGGTCGGGTCGGGTGTCTCCTTCCCCCGACCCGACCGGTCCGACCACGGCCGGTCAGCGCGGCCCCCGACCGGGCGGGCTCCCCCCCCAGCCCCCCGGCGCGCGACCGGCCCTGCCAGCGAGAGGGCGACGGCGGTCCTGTGACCCCGACCGCCGTCGCTCTCCGCGCCCCCAGCCAGGTCACCGCGCGACTCCCTCAACGCGCGGTGACCAACCAGCGAGCCCCGACCGGCAGACCTCCCGCCGCTGGTCGGGGCTCGCGCTCATCATCTCCTCACCAGCGCGAAGGAGCCCCGTGCCCACCCATGAGCAGCAGCGCCTCCGAGAGCAGCAGGTGCAGAACGCCGTCCGCTTTGTGGACGACTCCCTGCCACGCGTCCTGGCCGATCCCGTGATCGCCTCCCCCAGCTTCGAGCTGTTGGCCGTCCAGCTGTCCGAGCTGACCCGCCGTGAGCAGGACCCCGTCTCGGTGCTCGACGACCTGTCGGCCTGGTTCCAGGAGGGAGATCCAACGGTGCTCGACGCGATCAGCCACCGGCACGGCGACCCCGCGCAGTGGATCACCCGCTGGATCGACAGGCGGTACCGGCGCTGACCGACTACCCGTACGCCGTCGGCGAGCGGTGCTGGATCGCAGCGGGCCAGCACCACTCGACCCGTGCCGCCGCCGCGGCGACGGGCCGCCAGGTGTCCCGTGCGAACGAGCGGTGCGTGAGCGCCGCCTGCGTCGCGTGCGGACACCTGGTCGACCTCGTCGCCGCGCACTGCCCGTCCTGGTCCGCCGCGGCCGCGCTCGCGCGCTCGTCCGGCTGGCACGTGGAAGAGCACCGGCGCCGCTTCTGGTGCCCGGACTGCACCACCGGCCGCGAGCCGCGGCCAGCCGACTTCGACCCCGACCAGATCGCCCTGACCGACCTCATCCCCTAGGAGATCCCGTGTCCGAACCGCAGACCGACAACCAGATCACCTTGACCCTGCTCAACCGCGACGCCGTGATCGGCTGGATCAACGCCGTGTCCGAGTGGGTCACCGCACGCGAGCCCGACGACCCCGGGTCCGACGTCGTGATCGTCGAGCTGGTCGACCGCAACGCCGTCGTCGTGCTCGGCGAGACCGTCACCGTCGAGGTCGACAAGGCGGAGATGGTCATCGGCCGCGACGGTGACGAGCGCGAGCGGTTCAGCGTCGGCCCGTGGTGAGCCCGCCGTTCGACGACGAGCGCGCCGCCTGGATTCGCGAGAACGCCTGGACGCCTCGACAGCGCCAGGTGCACCACGACGTGCCGCAGGCCGCGACGACGTGCGCGTGCCAGGCCGGCCCGACCGGTCACTGCTCGGGCACGCAGCACGGCCGGTGCACCGGCGCGCTGATGCCCACGTGCGAGACGTACCTGTGCGATCGGTCCGGGACCGTCGTCGTGAGTTACCCGGGCGACACGAAGCCGCGGCACGCTCGCGGATCGACGGTGCGGGTGTGGCTCGCCGACCGGGTGTGCCGCTACCGGTGTCCGTGCACGTGCCACCCGAACCGGCACCGGGTCCTCACCGAGCAGCCCGCGCGCGACGAGGGCGGGCAGTTCGCGCTGTTCGCGTAACTCGATCGGGTGACGTCCGGTCGGACGTGTATCCGGCGCGGCCGCCGACAGCTCTACCGTGCGAGCGCAGCGGTTCCTCCCCCCGGGAGCCGAGCGGCACCCCAACGGCCCCGCCGGTCGACTGCACCCCCCGCAGCCGACCGGCGGGGCCGTTTCACGTCCAGACCGCATGGTTGGTGATCAGCAGGACGTGCGAGCAGTTCGTGAACTGGTCGCAGGGTTGGTCGAGCTGATCTGCCGATTGCCAGCAGAAATGCGGGAAGTGTCCGGACATCACCGAAACGGACGAACCCTAGAGCTTGTAGAAAAACTAGGGGGTATTGGCATAATGCGTGTTATGCCAATACCCCCGCAGAACCCGGACCCGGACGTCGACGTCGCGGTCGGTCGCTACGCCGACGGAACCCCCTGCACCGTGTCGTCGGTCACCGAGATCCGGGGCTCCGCCACGTCGGCCGGCAAGTCCTCGACCACCGACCCCGTTCACGCCCTCCGCACACGCACCGGGGACGACGAGGTGATCGTGACCCGAGGATCCGGCGACCTCCGCAACCCGCGGATCTCGCCGCTCATCGTCGGCCGCGTCGTCAGCGCACGCTGGCAGCCTGCCAGCAACCCGACCTTCACGACCCTCCGCCAGCGCGACGAACTCAACGGCGACCGTTCCGGGCTCGTCGTGCCCGTCGAGGTCATCCGCGAGTACTACGACGAGGACGGGCTGACCTACGGCGTCGGCGAAGACCGCGGCTACCTCTACATCGCGCGTGTCCGCGCTGCGACGCAGGACGACGTCGACGCCGAGAACGACCGGCGTCGCAACGAGTTCGACACCCGCAAGCGGCGCGAACAGCTCCGCACGCGCGTCCACCAGGAGTTCAGCTCTGACTCGACGTACCGGCCGGACAGCAACAGCGCCGACGCCGTCGCTGACGGCGCTGTCGCCGTCCCGCTCGGCCCGGACGACCGGACCGGTCGGGAGATCCACGTCGACGAGGTCGCCGGACTGGTGTGGAGCGTCAACATCGACGCACTGGAGAAGGGCCGCCGCGTGATCTACGTGCACCCGCTGACGCCGGACCGCGCGCAGCTCATCGCCGACCTGCGTGCCGAGTACGGCCAGACCAGCTCCGAGCAGGTCTCCTGATGGACGGCGAGCAGCGCGAGCACCTCGCGCTGCTCGCCGCGGCTGATGACTGATCAGCACTGATCACCACTGCACACCCCACCACCAGACAGGGACTCCTCCCATGCCGTTCGACCCAGGCCACACCGACGCGGTGCAGTACCAGAAGACCGCCAAGCTCGTCCGCGACTCGACCCTGCACAGCGACGAGCTGATCGCCGCTGCCGCCGACGTCCTGGACCTGTTCGCCGCGCTCGTCGACGCCGGCGTGCTCGGTCTGCACCTGCCCGCGCTCGACCAGGCGGGCAGCCGCGTCGATGCGCTAGACCTCGTCCTGCGCCGCCGCGTCACCGTCGCGCCCGACCGTGAGCAGCTGGCCAACCGGGTCGAGCTGGCCTCTCACCTCGTCGAGCTCAGCAAGGCATCGCACGATGTGCATCAGCGGTTGCTGCGGCAGGTCGCTCGCGTGGTGCTGGCCCAACCGGCGACGGCGTCCACGACCCTGATGCGCGCCCTAGCTCAGGTTGCCGACGCGCAGGCCGGGCAGCCCGTCACGGAAACGACGTCGTGATCAAGCTGATCGAAACCTGGTTGCAGGCCGACGAGTCCGTGCCCGCCCACCACACCCCATCGGAAGGACCTGAGTTCATGACCTGGACGAGCGTGCCCCCCCTGGCAGGCGAGATCCCCAACCCGCACATGTACCTCACGACCACCGGCGGCACGCCGTCGCACGAGGACGCTCACGCCGCCGCCGTGACACTGCTCGACCGCGTCCGCACGGCCGCGCTCCCCCGCCCCGCGGTTCCGTCCACCGAGGAGTTCAGCTCATGAGCGGCAGGCGGTGGTTCGGCAGCCTTCTGCGGTGGACGCCCACGGCCGAAGGCCGGTACGGCGCGGTGCGCCACGGTGACCGCCTGCACCAGCTCGTCAAGGTCAGCGCCCGGTGGGCGCGCGAGCTCGGCCGCACCTACCCCGGGTGGCACTTCCGGGAGCACCCGCACCTGACCGACGACGACTGGGCCGAGGCGCAGCACGTCGCCTACCCGCTGGGCCCGGAACTGGGATCGAACATCACGGCCGCGCGGCGCAATGCCGAGGCGTGGCTGCTGGTGCCGCAGGACGAGCAGCAGTACCACGAGGGGTCGGTGAGCTGCACCGTGGTGATGGGCGGGGGCGGTGCCGTGCTGACCACGGCGGACGGCAGGTACCGCTCGGCGTGGCCGGATCACGACCGGGGGTGCGTGCTGCTCACCGCGGGCGGGGCGCGGCCGCCGTACACCGGTGAGGCGCGCGGCCGCTGGGCCGGTGAGCTGTGGCCGACGATCACCGACGACCGGCTGCGGGTCACGTGGTCCTACGCCATCTCGCCGGACGCCGACGCGCCGCCGATCGAGGGCGGGCTGACGTGGCCGGAAGCGGTCCGGCGCCTGTCGATGGTGTCCGACTCCGCGCTGGGCCTCACCGACACCGCGCCGGCGGTGCAGCGATGAGCGGCCGCGTGGTAGCCGGTGCCGTGGTCGCGGCGGGGGTGATCCTGCTCGGCGGTCCGGGGGGGATACGGGACTCGATGTTGCCGATCGACGACACCGATCAGTGGCGCATCGTCGAGGTCTCCCCCGTGCAGGACGGCCGCGGCGACCCGATCACCGGGTACGACGTCACGTGCGGGATGCCGGGCGAGCCGTACTCGTTCAGGTTCGTCGCGCTGCCCGCCGACGCTGTATCGGCCGCGCTGAACCAGGAGGTCGACGACTTCGATCTGCAGGGCGACGAGCTCACGCCGCTGCCCTGCCCTGCCGAGGTGACGCGGTGAGCACGACCACGCCGGATCTTCCGGACGATCGTCGGGTCTGGGTCACCACCGACCCGACGGCGGACGGCGTTTACCGCACGACGATCCAGGTCGGCCGCGACTTCGCACTCGTCCTGACCCCCGACGAGGTCGGCTCCTACACCCGCGCCCTGACCGAGCACGCGACCCGCGCCGCCTACGACGCCGCGCTGCTCGCGCAGCTGGTGCCAGCGGTCGGCCGCGAACACGCGCTCGTCACGGTGCAGGACCTGCGCGCCGAGCGCCCGGACATCGATGTCCGGGCGCTCGGCCGGCTGCAGGTGACACCGGGCATCGCCCGTCGCACGCTGCGGGGGTTCCTGCGGTGCGAGATCCCCGGCGTCGCCGAGTGGCAGTGGTCGCCGTGCGGGGCGATGAGCCACGTGGGCAACGTTCTGCAGGTGGCGGCGGCCGCCGACCTGGACGCCGCGTATCGGCGATACCTGCGCGGGACGATCGGCCTCGACGAAGAGGCGAGCAGGGTGTACGTGGGAGCGCTGCGCCAGCACCATCAGCACTGCCCCTTCGACGACCACGGCGCGTGTCCGGGCGGTGGGGACGATGCGTGAGGCAGTTCTGCCCGACGAACTGGAGAAGACGGAGAAGACAGCGTGAGCGTCTGGAAGAGGCTCCTGTGCGATCTGGGACGGCGCACCGCGCTCCCCACGCCGGAAGCGGAGCACGCGGACGCGGCCCCGGTCGGCGACCCGTTTCCCGCATGGCTGGCCGACGAGGTCGGTGACCTGCTCGCGGTGCGCGGCTGGCGGCTGGACACCGTCGAGGTCCGGGACGGCAGCGTGCGCCTCGACCTCGTTCGAGGCCCGCACGCCGCGCTGCTGACGGCGGACGAGGTCGACGAGCTGCCGCCGTACCCCTGGGGTCGGACGCCCCCCCACCACTTCTGCCAGCTGATAGACGCCGACGGCGTCCGTGTCCGCACCACCAAGGCGCACGTTCAGGAGTACGTGCACGCGCTGCGTCTGATCGGTGCGAATCACCGGGTGGTGGAGCATCCGACGTCCGCCAACGACCCCGAGCCCCGCATGACGATCGACCTGCACGAAGAGCTGCGCTACGTGAAGGGCGCGCTGCACCTGGCGGCCCAACATGGCCGCTGGATCACGGAGCACGAAGCCGGGACGCTCGCCGAAGCGCTGGCCTTGCACGGTGTGCGCTTCCGCATCGACCAGGGACCGCCCGAGCTCAACGAAGCCGACATCGGGCGCCACTCGTGCCGGGTGTCGTGGGACCTTGAAGAGTGCCGCTCGATCGGTCTGCTCGGCGGGGACTGCGTGCGGCTGACCGACAGCAATGCCCAGCTGATCGCCAAGTGGTCCGGCGGAAGTGTCGTGCCCGTCGCCGACCTGCCCCGCGACCTGGTTCCCCCGCACGTCGACCGCCGCGGCTTCGCGGTGCGGATCAAGACCAGCACGGCGGCGGTGTGGCCGGTGGAGGCCTACGCCTTCTCCGGCGACACCGTGCGGCGTCACCGGCAGTCCGGCTGGCACGTGGTCGAGTACGGCACCAAGGAGGTGCGGGCGTGACCAAGCTGGTGCTGCCCGCGATGACCGGGCAGCTGATCATCCCGCCGCAGCAGACCGCGACCGGCTCGGCCGACGCGCGCACGTGGACGGAGCGCGACCCCGACTGGGTCGCGCTCCGCGCGGACACCGACGAGTGGCTGTCGGGTTACACGTCGCACCGGACGCGCCTCACCTACGCGAACGCTCTCGGCGCCTGGTGGGATCCGGTCGCGCTCGACCGACCCGACCGGTCCCAGCGGGTGCCGGACATGCTCAACGGCGCGTCTTGGTTCACGCTGTGCCGCGGTCTGGGCCTGCACCCCTACGACGCCGGTCGGCGGGTGGTCGTGCACTGGCTGGAGCTGCTGGCGACGATGCCCCAGACGCGGGGGAAGAACCGCGGCCGACCGCTGTCGACGGCGTCGCGCGCGAACGCCCTCACCGCCGTGGAGATGTTCTACGAGCACGCCGTGACGGTAGCCGAGCGGATCGACTGCACACCGGTCGTGATCAACCGGCGTCGCGCCGAACTGCAGGTGCCCACCGTGTCCCCGACCCGGTCGCTGTCGGCCGACGAGCTGAACGCGTTCGTCGACGCGGGCGACCAGTTCACGCCGCTCGACCTGCGTCCCCGCGCGCGGGCGGTTACGCGGTTCATGGCGACCGTCGGATGCCGCGTGTCCGAAGCGGTCGCGTTGAACCGCGACGACTTCCGCATCGACGTCGGACAACGGATCGCGCGGCTGCGCGTCAAGGGCGACCACGTCCACGCCGTCGCGGTCAACGACTGGGCCTGGTCGGCGCTGGTCGAGTACTGGGAGACCGACCGCCGCGGCGACCGGGCAGCGCTGGCCCGCGTCGGCGACGTCGGCGGCCGCTCCGCTCCGGCGTTCTACACCCGCACCGGCGCGAGGATGAGCCGCCAGGGCATCGACGCCCTGATCGGCCACCTGGCTCAGATCGCCGGCATCGAGGAGCCGCACACCGTCACCCCGCACGTGCTGCGCCACAGCCTCCGCGACGCCGCGGACCGCGCTGGGGTGCCGCTGCCCGAGATCCAGCGGCAGTTCGGGCACGCGAGCATCACCACGACCGTCCGCTACGGCCGCCGTCGCGGCAGCTACGCGGGCAGCCCGTCGACCGTCATCGGCCGGCAGTTCGCCGACCGCACGCCTTGAGCACCCCACCACCACCGAAGGAGAGGCAGCAGCGATGAGTACGAGCGACTTCGCGAGCTACGACGATCCCGACTTCCGTGCGCGACAGGCGATCGATCGGGGCGTGGCGAGCATCGTTCACCGCGAGCACGGCCAGGAAGGCTTCGAGACGCGCCCGATCTTCGAGGGCGCAGCGTCCACCGTCAGCGTCCCGCACACCGCCGCGGCGATCTCCGCGCTGCGGCTGCTGCGCAACGAGGTGCGCCTGCAGTTCGGCAGCGTGGTCGACCGCGCTCGCGGTGACGGGTGGGGCTGGCACGAGATCGGACAACTCCTCCTGGACCACGAGCCGGACGACAGGTCGTTCGCCGAAGCGGCCTACGAGTTCGTCACGTCCCCGATGCAGCAGGGCACCTTCGACCGTGCCCACACGAGGTGGCGCTGCAGCACGTGTGGCCGCGGGGTGACGGACTTCGGGCCGTACGAGCGGCACCCCGACGACGCCGAGCGGGGGCACGCTCCGGGGTGCGCCCGGTACCTGGCGGAGGTCGAGGACTGGCAGACGTGGCGCGAGCTGCCCGAAGGTGTCGGGGGAAGCCGCTTCGACACGTGGGCGGCTCCCCGCCGGGCTGCGCGCCGGCTTCCGCAGTCGACGCCGGCGGGTTCGCAGTGAGCAGGCGACCGACGCGGCCGCCGGTGGTCGACGAGCACGGCGTGACGATCCACCGGCCGATCGACGCGGAGCCGCTGCGCTACCGGCCGGACGGGACCGACGCTGATCGTGCGTACTACGGACCGCGCGACCCGCTGGACGAACAGCGCATCGTCGACGGCAGGTACGAACCGGTCGACACCTGGCGCACGCGCACCAACGCGCGGGCGGAAGCGCTGATGCGCGAGGCCCTGCACGGGGTCGAGACGACCCCGCGGGAGGATCGCATCCTGCGCTGGTTGTCGGACTGGGAACGCGTGACGGTCGTCGTGATCGCGTCCCTGCTCGACCGGACGTACCGCGCCGGGCTCGCCGCCGGTCGAGCGGAGGGGATCGCTGCGGAGCGGGCGCGTCGCCGCAAAGTCGCAGCCAGGAAGCCGCGGCGGACACCGGGTGACAAGATCGACTGACCGGCCGGACAGACCACGAGCCCCCGGTGAGCAGTGCTCACCGGGGGCTCGTCCTGTGTCGACCCGCTACGCGACGACGACGGTGTGCCCGTTGTCCGGATAGCCCGCGTCCAGCGGCCACCAGGTGTCCCCCGACGACGTCCACACGCCGACCACCTGCAGCGTGCACTCAGCGCCGGACTCGGTGACCAGGGTCGCCACCCGCGACGCCCACTCGCGCGCGACGACCGCGAAATCGAGCGGCGTGGCCGACGGCGGGTTCTCCGCGTAGCACCAGACCTGCGCCGTCCAGAGCTGCACGTCCGGTCCCTCGGCCGGTGGCGGCCACGCCATGTCCGGTGTGCCCCGGAACGCCTGGTCGCTGCCGACCTGCACCGTCGACGTCACCGCCGACGATCCACCGGTGGCCGGGTTGGTCGTCGTCACGGTCACCTCGGCGGCGGCGGGCTGTGCGTCCAGAGCTGCGGCGATCCCGACCTGGACTTCCGACACCATCGATCCGGGTAGCCCGCCACCGGGCAGCCACTGCTCTTCGTAGTCCGGCGGTGTGCCGATCCGCAGCTGCAGGCGGAACGGGCCGTAGGTGCCCGGTGCATCGGGGCTCGGGGACGGGTGGGGCACGGGCTCCTCCTAGGTGATCGACTACTGCGGGCCGTCGACCGCGCCGGCGAACGCGGTCCACGTGAATCCCTCACACCATCCGTACCAGCCCGCCGATGTCTGGCTGCGGCGTCCGAGGTGCATGTACGGGCCGCGGTGCGCCTTGGCCAGGTCGGTCCGGGACTCGATCAGCGTCACCAGGGATCCGTCGCCCTGCACCGCCGAGATCCGGAGGCCCTTGTTGTTAACCCCGATCCGGAACCGCTTGCCCGCGCCGGCCGCCACGGGTGTGAGGGTCCGCGCCGAGCCGATCGTGACGACCGCGCTGCCCTGGTAGCCGTAGAGGTAGAGGTTCGGGTTCACGGCGTCCGTCGCGGTGTTGAGCCCGTTCATCAGGAACAGGTACCCGCTCTGCGCGGCCGCGTTCGCCCCCGGCGCCGGGTTCCAGTCGGTGAACTGGGAGTCGTCGACGCGGCCGAAGGTGAACCCGAGCCAGCCGCCGACCCGCGGCGACTCGAACTCGTCCATGCCCAGCACGAAGTCGAAGCTCACGTCGGTGGGGACCGGCAGCGGACCGAGACGGCCCTGCAGCACGTGATAGCCCGTGCCGGACACGACCGGCACCATCTGCGGCCCGAACAGGGTGCGGTCCACGCCGGGTTCGTGCAGGCCGCGCAGGTACGGCGACACCCTCGTCGCGCCCTCGGCCGGTGGGATCAACCCGTGCTGCACGGTGGCCTGTCCCCAGTCCGACCAGTTGCGTCGGTACCCGAGCCCGGACAGCGGGTGCGTGCCGCCGACCAGGCCGTACGCGTAGACCGGGTCAGCGCTCGTGCCGCCGAGCAGGCCCGGCGTGGTGATCCGGTCGCGCCACACGGTCTGTCGCTGGACCTGCAGCAACACCCGCCGCAGCGGGTTCCCGCCGGGCGTGAGCGCGGCATAGGTGGCGATCGTGGCGTCGCTGATCGTCGTCGGGAAGAACGCCCAGCTCCACGTCGCGGGCCAGGAGCTGGGCGGGTAGGTGCTGACGTTCGCGGACGTCATCTGCGGGCCGACTCGGATCCCCGCCGACGAGAAGTAGTCCAGCACGTTGACGGTCTGCCCGACGACCTGCGCGGGGATCGTGATCTGGTCGGAGGTGACGACCACGTAGGACGACAGCCCGAACCTTTGGATCATGGAGAGCGTGTTGCGCAGGAACAGGTCGGTGCGCCAGGCCGGTGTCGAGCGCACGAACGCCCCGTTGCCGCCGGTGCGCGCCGGCCAGCGCAGGTCGATGATCAACGGTGTTCGACCGCCGACGTCGCGGAACACGTCCGCCAGGAACGTCCCGCCGTACTGCGGCTGCTCCCGGTTCCCGAGGAACCCGAAGCTCGGCGACCGGGTCTGCCACTTCGCGTTGTCCGCCCACGCCGCGGCGTTGAACTCGATCGTCGGGTCGGTGTTGCCGTCCGGCTGGTTGCGCAGATAGGGGCTGTCGAGCCCGGAGAGCATCGGCACGATTCCCCAGCGGTGCCCGTCGATCTCCTGGACGTGGATCGCCTGCCACGCCGCCGCGTTCCACGGCTCCCCGTGCGTGCGTCCCAGCGTCTCGTCGGAGTGCACCACAGGCGTTCCGTCCATCAGCATCCGCACGGGGACGTGCATGGCGTCCACGCCGATTTGCTGGCCGTACTCGTAGCTGCGTCGCGCCGTCTCCGGCTTGACCAGGTAGCCCGCGCCCGCGTGTCCGATCACCACGTTGGCTCCCCGCGCTTCGAGGTCGGCGATCGTGGTCCAGCCGACCTCCTCACCACCGCCGGTGACGGTGCTGCGGATCGCGCCGCCGGCGTCGAACTCCAACCCGCCGCCGGGCGCCAACTTCGCCGAGAGCTTGCGCACGCTGCTGTCCCACGTGAGGCCCTGCGCGACGACCTCGGAGCCGTCGAACTCGACGACGTAGGGGTTGTTCGGGTCACCGGTGCCGGTGACGTCGACCCCGAGACCGTCCTGCAGCACGCACGAGCACCGGTCACCACATCCGCACCGCGGCATGTGTTCCTCCCTCAGTTCTGCGGAGGGAGCGCGATCGTGCGCGTCTCCCCCGTTGGTAGCCACACCGCGAGCAGGTCGCCCGCGTCTCCCTGCACGAGCTGCCAGTTCCCGACCTGCACCGTCGGCGCGGCCGCGACGGTCGGTACCTGGTGGCCGAGCGGCGACGGACTCGACGCGGGACGTCGACCGACCGCCGCGGCGGCCTGCCCGGACGCGCGCGCAGCCGCGGCGGCGGGACGGCGCGACGATCCCGCGCCCCGGTGCTTCACGGCACGACCCCGGCGGCCGTTCCCGAGCTGGACAGCGACACCGCGACCGACTCGCTCGCCTCGTCCTGCTGGCGGGTCCACGTCACGTCGACCTCGTGCAGCCGGAACAGCGCGTCGACCCGCGTGCAGTACTCGTCGCCGAGCGCCACGTGGAACTTCCTGCCGGGCACGAGCTGCCCCATGCTGACCGGCGCCGTCGGGGACAGCCGCGCACCGTCTGGCACCACCAGGTCGACCGGTGGCGGCTGGCCCGCGTGGTAGACCGCGCTGGCCAGCCCGTCGGCGACCGACTGCGCGACGGTGTTCGGGGAGGACGTCCAGCGGGTGACGCGCCCGTAGAACGGGTCGTAGCCGTCGTTCGGGCCACCCTGCGACCCGAGCACCGGCGCGACGTCCTGGATCGGCTGCCCCTCGCCGTCCAGCGGCTGCCCGCCGACGGCGATGCCCAGCATCGCGGCATCCAGGCCGTGTTCACGTACCTGCAGCTCGTCGAGGAAGTGCGCCGCGTCCAGCCGGTAGGGAGCGCCCTCGTCGAGCTGCGTGCGGTCGCTGATCACGTACAGCCGACGCCCGACCGTGAACAGGTCGACACCGACGCCGATCAGCTCGCGGATCACCTCGCCGAGCGGCTGGGACCAGCCCCACAGCCGGTCGGTGGTGGACATGCGGCCGGTGTCGCGCACGTCCATCCACTCGACCAGGCCCGGATCGTCGACCTCGAACGCGTCGGTGATCAGCGTCCGGATGATCTGCCCGGTGTCGGTCGGATCCGGCCAGAAGTAGTCGTACTCCACCGGCGTCCGGTCGAGCCAGAACGCCACGTCGCGGGCCGCGAAGGAGAACGAGGCGCGCCGCTCCACCTTGTCGACGATCGGCCCTTCCCAGCACGGTTCCTGCTCGTCGCCGCGGTACAGCGCCAGCTCGTGCCCCCACGTGCGCGTGTCGCCCAGCTTCGCGCAGCAGTCCCCGCCCGCGTCCACCTTCGCCACGTCGATCGTCGCTTCGGACCAGTCGTCGCGGCGTCGTCCCCACGCCACGGCCGCCAGGCCGCGCACGGGCGTCCACACGGTGCGACCACCCCGGAACTTGATCACCGCGCGGTAGTCCTCCGCGCACCCCAGCCGCTCGACGGCGCTCATGCGATCCCCTGCCTCTGAACCATGCTCACGTCGATCCAGGAGTTCTCGGCGACGGTGGCCGAATCCATGATCACCTCGCAGCACAGCGGCGCACTGCACTCGAACACCGGCCAGGTCAGCGGCCCGCCGGACGGGCCGTAGAGCCGGGGTTCCTGGATCACCCCGCCGGGGCAGTCGACCGTCGCGGCCTGCACGCGGCCGTCGAGGGTCAGCAGTGACGAGCGCGGCAGCCACACCAGATTGATCTCCGCGCAGGAGTTGCACGGGTCCAGCCCGCCGCCGCAGACCTCGGCGCGCGGGTTGTCGTACCAGCGCACGATGATCCGCTGCGCGGGCAGGTTGCCGCTGAACAACCTGATCACCGGCACCTTGTCGAACCAGTCGCCGCCGGTGCCGCGCGGGATCGCGAACACGATCCGGCCGGCGCTGAACCGGTGCCGCGTCGGCTCGTCCGGCGGGTTGTTGCGCGGGTCGTTGGGGAAGCAGGGGTCGGGTGGCGCCGGTGCGGTCAGCGGCGGCAGGACCGGCACCGTGCACCACGGGTCCTCGTCCAGACACGACACGGTGTCCGGACACGCGTCGCGCCAGGACCACGGGTCGTAGTCGGGGACCGTGTCCGTGTAAAACGCCGGGTTCGTGCCCGAGCCCTCACGTCGAGCCACCAGACGGGGGGAGCTGAACAGCCAGGGCGTACCGACCCGGACGAGCCAGCGAACGTTCCAGATCGCCCCGCCGGGCACGAACCGCCGCGCGGTCACCTCCGGGCCCTCGATCGTCGCGACCCGGTACAGGTTGCGCACCAGGGCGTCACCGCCTGGCGCGACGTCGTTGCCCAGCAGCGGATCCCACGTCGTATCGGGATCGCCGCCGGTGTCGACGCACTCACCGTCACCGGGCACCAGCAGCCGCGGCCGCGTCGGCCGCGCCGCGTACAGGCACAGCTCGTCGCCCTCGCACGAGGTCGTGCACGAGGACCCGCGCAGCGCGGCGTCCAGCCACGCCAGGCCGTAGCTCATCGCGGGCTCGTCGACGCCGACCATCACCGCCCGTACCTCGAACTCGATCGAGGCGCGTCGTGATCCGCCCGGCACGCCGCCGTCGCCGAGCAGTTCCGACCAGGACCGCGCGCTGGTGCTGCGCTGCAGCCCCACGAACTCCAGTCCGGCCACGCCGTAGAACCGGCCGGACTCGGGCAGGCTCGGGTCGATCCACGCGGCGTCGTCGGTGACCGGGTCGACGTAGGGGTCGTCACCGAGCGACGCGGCCAGGTCGGGGACGTCGCAACGCAGGTCGATCCCCGCGAGCGCGGCGTACGTCGACGCACGCTCGTTGTTGATCAGCTCGGTCCCCGCGAACGAGAGCCACCCGAAGTAGGCCATCGCTACCCCTGTCCCAGTAGTGCCAGCTCGTCGGCCGCGCGACGCGCGACGATCAGCGGGTTCTCGGCGCGCGTCGTGATCGGGATCGTCGCGGTGATCGTCCGGCTGTTGTCGATCGTGGTCGTCGAGCGCGGCACCTGCTGCGGGGTGAGCGTGACGCCGTTACGGGTCATCGGGGCGCGCTGCAGCTGCGGCGCCGGTCGCTTGCCCGCCAGGCGGACCGGGACCGTGGACGGCAGGTCGGCGGTCATCCGGCGCAGGGTCGCCTCGACCTGCGGCCAGCCGCGACGCAGACCGACGTCGAGCCCGGTCATCAGCGCCTTGCCGTTCGGGATCAACAGAACCTTGTCGTAGGGCAACGGTCCCTTCAGCGACGCGATCCGGTCGCCGATCCCGCTGACGAAGTCGAAGACCTCCTGCGCGCCCTGCCTGATCCCCGACAGCAGTCCGGAGATGATCGCGCGCCCCGCCGCGACGAGCCGGCCGCCGAGGTCCCCGACCGCCGAGACGATCCGGCCACCGATGCCGCTGACGTAGCTGATCAGCTCACCGACCGCGCCGACGGTGCCCTGGTACGCCGAGTTCCACGCGTTGCGCCCCCACGCCGAGAGCTGGCCGGCGAGGCCCTGCACCGCGCCGGTGATCTGCCCAGGTAGGCCGATCGCCCAGCTGACGATCGCCGCGGCGGCCGCGACGGTGGCGTTGAGCCCGGCCGTCCACGCGTT